ATGATGATATATGATAATATCCACTAGAGCTTAATGCACTTGCACCATTATTAAATAATGATGGCGAAAATATAGCAGCATATTTTCCATCTTGGTATGCTGAAGGTATAACTGCAGGGTTGGTTGTGTTGATTTTTGCTAAACTAACTCCACTTGTTGTACCAGCACCAGTTTGTGTGATTAACGCTTGTGAAGATGATGTTGCGGTATCTATTTTTGCACTATTATCTTTAAATCTAAATGTAAATGAACCAGATACCTTAAATGATGTTGGAGTTCCGCTACTTAATAATCCTAATCCAAATAATTGAGCATCAGCGGATGATGATACTGTTGTAGAACCACCAGCAACACTTGTATATGTGTAACCATAAGTAGTTAAAGTATATATAGGTGATATACTAGCAAAAATAGTACTACCTGAATTAGCAAATCCTTTTGATTGTAAATATGTAATTGTTGTGTTAGTACTTCCTGAAGGTATACTACCAGCTGTAACTGTACCTGTTGTTGTATTTACAGCATTTGCTGTGTATGTACTATAAGTTCTTGTATTTGGTGAAGCATCGGGTGCTGAGGATGATAATAAACCAGCAATAAATCTTAATATTTCAGATGTATCTGTTTGAGATGTAAAATTATTAAAATAAGAACCACTTAAACTTGTTTGCCAAGCATTTGATGTAGGTGTTCCTACATTCATATTATAAGAGTTTATTGATTGTGAAACTGTTAATGAACCTGATATGCTTTGGTTTCCATTAAATTGATTTGAACCAGTAGTAGCTAATGAACCTGTATCAATAGCTTGACTATTTAAAACATATGATGCTGTTAATGCATATGATGCACTTGCTACAGACATTGATGATGTCTGGTTTGTTAAAATTACATCGCTGTTATTTACTGCTAAGCTTCCAGTTACAGTTACAGAACCAGTAAATACTTGAGTATTAGTTAAGTTATTACCAAATCTATTAGATCCACTTGAATAAATTACTGATGAACTTATAGTTTGTACTACAAGTGTTTGTGCAGTTAATGTGTTTGCTACTGTAAAATTAGAAGCAAATGATGAAGTTGCAGCATAAGATGCACTTAACACAGACATTGATGATGTTTGTGAGTTAAGTACGAATGAGCTTGTGGCGTTATTTAAACTACTTGTATATGAATTTATACTTGAAGTATAAGCATTGAATGATGATGTTGATACTATTGAACCTGTATCAATGTTTTGGGAATTTAAGGCATAAGAAGCTGTTACAGCAAAAGAAGCACTAGCAATTGAACCACTAACATCGGCTAATTGAACTATTTTTTGAGTACCGTCGTTCTTTTTAAAATAGGCTTTACCATCAAAGGTATTTATTGCTACTTCTCCTAAATCTAAGGAAGAGGTAGATGGTACTTTGCCCGGAACGGCACTGCGTTTTAATTCAATCTTAATAGCCATATGTATGGAATAATATACAGTATATACTTAACTAAAGCTTATGTAAGCTATGTATAAATATATGACTAAAATTCTCCTCCGTCAATTGTTCCATCACTTCCGGTAATAGAACCTGATGCTACATTTGGGGCATCATTTAGATTAAATGAACCTGATACTACAATAGCAGGAAAATTAGGATTAGATTGGATTGAAACTAAGGAACCAGATACAGTTAATACATTTGTTGATGTATTATAACTTAAATTGCTACGAAATTGTTTTAATTTTAAAAGTGCCATTATGAAGAAAATTTACCTATTGCTACTATTTCGTCATTTGATTCTAATACATATCCTAAAGATGTAGTATTAAATGTAAATGTAACATTGCCTCCACCTTCACTTAATGTTACATAAGATGCAGGGACATTTTGACCATTAATATAAAATACAAAATTATTTACTGTTGTTGGTGGTAATGTAGAAAGTGCCGTTGGTTGTAATACTGCAGCTCCTGCAAATACTGATGTATTAGGAGCCGTTACTGTAGTTGCTATTTTAGTTATATTAGTATTTAAGTAAGTTAAATCTCCTGCAGCTGCTGTACTAATTGAAATAGTAGTATTTGTAATATTATTTCCACCACCAATAAATGATGTTGAGCCAACAACGTTTTTAGGTGTTTTAGTAGCTGCTACATTTAATTGATCAATATCTCCTTCTACAGTTTCTAAATCAAATATTACTTGTGCTTTAGTATAGAACTTACTACGAGCTGTAGCTAAATCCTTATTTATTGTGTCAGGAATAATATAACCAAATAATTTAATATTAAATGTACTTTTAGCAGCTCTATCTTGACCTTGTTCTAATAATGTTGTAGTTGAAAAACTATCTATATTTGCTTTAAATTTAAATCTATTTGGATCTCCCCAATATGAATCAGAAGCAAATTCAATAGCTTCTACAATTTTATTATTTTGTTCTACAAAATCAGTAAATACAATACAACTATAATTTACTGTTAGATAATCAGGTACAGGGCTTATATAAAATTGTTCGGAAGGAATTCTATTAGTTAAAACAGAAAATTTATCGTATATATTTCTTTGATTAAATTTAGTACCAACTACTTGATAATTATGTACTTTATTTCCATCTAATTTATTTCCTAATGTTCTATTTTTATCAAATCCTTCACGTTTAAACATTATGATAGGTACCATCAACTTACCACTTCTATCACGGTAAAATCCATCGGCTTGAACCGCTTTCCAACGCTCAGGTGAGCCGTATATAACAGGTACCGCAAGGCGCTGACCGTTTTGAATAACGGTTGGTTTTATAACGTTTTCAAAATAATATAATACAGCATTATCTAAATCTTCTAAACCAATACTAACATCTTTTACTGTATCATCCTTCATAGAATAATCAGTACCACGATTTTTAGAAAAAGTAGTTTCACTAATAGCCCTACCTTGATTTAAATAAGGTAGTGGCAACTCAGTTTGAGTTACTTCTGATTGATTACGTGGTATTGGTTTTAAATCTCTAGACATCTATTATATTCTTTCTTGAGTAAATCCTAATCTTTCTGGTCTTACGTTATGAGATGATACTATAATTGATAATGAATTGCCAAAATTATCATTATCTGATGAGAAAGAGTATGTTGGGTTTTTGCCCATAATATATTGGTTTTCAACAACACCATCTACTTCGTAATAATCATTATCCCATGTCATAATATCTCCAACTTCAGGTACAACTCCATAAAATGATCCTTTAGTTCCATCTGAAAATTCAACTGATAAATCAATTCCTGCTAGATCATCTCTTAAAAATCTAACAGTTAAATCTTGTTGTACATCAGGACCGAAATCTCCACTTTCCCAAGTTGGAGGTGTTCTTTCAATTAAACAATTAATTAATACTGGATCATAATAAAATTTTGTTCCACTTGCTTCACCATACATGTTTGAAGTAGTTTTGTCTAATATAATTTTATAATATCCTACTTGTTGTTCAATAATATTGTTGATTAATTCTCTATTTATGTGTCTAAATAAAGATATATCGCGTGCTTCTCCGAATAAACTCATTAGTATGCTCCTTTCTTTTCTAGTGTTTTCATTCTAGGAATGAATTGAACTAATCCTGGTACTATTTTTTGAGCATTTATTTTGATTTTGTTTATATCTTCTTCGGGAGTTGATTTTACTATGTATTTCATTTTTAATAATGAATATTCATAATTATTTGTAGCTTTATCATCTAAAAAATCACTGTGTTCTACAGTAACAACAATAATACCAGAAAGTGCTCTTACTTGATTATAAATTTCTACTTTATTTTCACCAGCAGTTGTTTTTATCAATGCTTCAATTGAATAAACATTAATTCCTTCTAATAATATGTTAGATAATTTTATCATTACATTATATAAATAGTCAGGGGAGCATTAACTAACATTTTCTGTGCATATTCTGCTTCCATTGATTGTTTTTCTAATTGAGCTTTACGTGAAACTTCATCTAATGTTGCTCTTAATTGAGTTAATAAAGCTTCTTTCTCTGATCTAGCATCTGCTAATAAATCTGCTTGATTTAAGGTTACTTCAGCACCAGGAACAGGTACAGTACCATATTTTCCTCTAATGTATGCTAGCATTTCTTTAGATAATGCTAAAGTATATTGACGAATCCATACTTTACCAATTGAATTCATTTGAGAATATACTGGGTTGAAATAAGGTACATTAGATAAATTAGTTATTGAATTTCCTTTATCATTAGGATCTAATACACTATCCCTTTCATTAACTTTAATATAATGAAATTTTAATTGATCATTAAAACCAGCCATAAGGTTAGTTGGTATCGGAAATAATCTTAATTTATTATTTACTAATTCAAAAGAGAATGCTGATTTTCTTATTTGATCATTAAGTTCAATTGCTTGAATTTTTTGTACATCAAAGAATATAGGCATTAATAAGAAGTTAATACCAGGAGACATTTGACCAAAACCAAATGTTTCAAGTAATGATTGAATACCAGTACCAGTACCAGCATATGGATCAAAATATCTTACGATTGCAGGAGGATTTTCAAAGAATACACGTTTAATTTCAATTGAACTTGTAATTCCGCTACCTGAAGCCCATATGTCCATATCATAATCTTGAACACCTTCAGTTAATGTTAATGAACCAGTATAATATGTTACGTTACCTCCAGCGCCTGCTTCAGTGCCATATGTTTGAGATAAAGCAATTACACGACCAAGATTAGGAGTAACTACCTTATTATTAAATGAAGAACCTGTAGAATTACCTTCCATTGAGAGGTAATTTTCTCTTACTTTATATTGGTAAACTTCATTGCCATAAGTTGTAATGGCTTCTTCAAAAGCAGTATAAAATGAACCAGATTGTAGTTCAACATTAATTAAAGGATATCCTAATCTTTGAGCACACCATTTGGCTACTTGATCAGCTTCAGATCGGAATGTAGCATCGCTATCATAAAACCCAAAAGGTGTTGAACCTGTGGTATAAGTAGATGTTCCATTCCAAATAGCTATATTTGACATATTTTTATTTAACTAGTATTTATCTAATATAAATATATTAAGAGTTTATTTCTTTGTATATAGCTAATATTGGTTCAACTATCTCGTGTCTATGATTAGTTTTTAAATGAACTGAACCGGTACCAGGTACATGACCGGCAATAGCTTTGTTTAGAAAATATAAACCTGACATTTTTCTATCTTTTAAGTCGGTTTGTTGTACGTCACCTACTATAATCATTTTAGAACCAGTACATAAACGTGTAATTACTAACTCCATTTGTTTATCAGTAACATTCTGTGCTTCATCTATAATAACTAAGGCATTAGATATATTTCTACCACGCATAAATGCAAATGGTATAATTTCAATTAATCCGTCTTGAATACATTTATCAATTTTGTCTTTTGTATATAATCGATACATATTTTCATATATAGGTGCTACAAAAGGATCCATTTTTTCTTTAATATCACCAGGTAAGAAACCTAATTCTTCACCTGAAGTAATTACAGGACGTGCTATTACAATTTTTTCAATTTCTCTATTAAACAACTGATCTAGAGCGATTTGACAAGCTAGTAATGTTTTACCTGATCCTGCTCCTCCTGTTAATACTGTTATAGTGTTGGTTAAGATTTTAGCTTTAGCAGCTTTTTGTTCTTCATTTAATGAAATTTGAAAATTAATAGGATTTTTTGGCTTGCGCTTTGGGACGTATACAACGTCATTGTGTGGTTTAGAACTCATAAAACATTTAATATAAACATAATTTTATTATCCCATATAAATATTAAAAAAAGAAAGCTGAATCGTTAGATTCAGCCTTCCTTTTAATTTATGTTAGGTTTGATTAGATAGTTTCTAAACCACCAACATATACTTTACCGAAGTAATCCGGACGGATCATTTTCTTCGCGTAACGGGTCATAAGACCTTTACGTGGAGTAAATGTATCTGGATCGTACAATAAAGGAGTCATGATCAAAGGAACATATGGAGCGAATACCGCACCTGCTTCTAAGAATTGAGCACCTTTGTAACCCAATAAAATAACGTTTTCAGTCATGTATGGATTTTTGTAAACTTTGTAACGGCTGTTTAATGAACCAATTTTCTGAATACCAAAGTTATATTCTAATTTTTCACCATCACCATCAGCAGCGAATCCAGGGATAGATTCTAATACTGTAGCTACAGTAGGAGATACTACTAAGAAGTTAGCACCACCACGTAAGCTTAATTGGTGAATTTTGTTAGAAGTTTTCTGTAATTTAGTTCCTAATGTTTGGAACCAACCACCTTGAGTATTATAGAATGCAGCTGTACCCTGTACAAATGCACTACCATTCCAAACCTCATTATTTCTTGCTGACCAATAATCAACGGTGAAAGCGTTTTGAATTAATAAATCTAAGATCTCCATATCAATCTCCATAGAGATGTATTGAGATAAGATACCAGTTAATTCTGCTTCAGCATCAACACTATGATAAGCGTTTAAGTCTTGAGCAAATTCTGGAGTCCATTGAGCTTTCAATTTACGAGTTTTAGCAACGATTGCTTCAGATTTTAACTGAACGTTAATTTCTGGGATAGAGATAGGTTGAGCTTGAGATAATTGAGCACCTGTAGCTGAACCAAAAGCATCTTCAAAATCACCACGAGCAGCAGGAGTAGTTACTTTATTATAAGTTAATAAAGCTGAACCTGAACCTCCACTTGGGAATGTACTAAGTAATGATCCAGTTACAATAAGTACTAAACTGTTACCTGAAGTTTTGGTAAATTGACTAAGAATTTCTGTAGTAAAACCAGTTCCAGCATATGAAGCGCTAAGACCGAATGAACGAACAGCGTTGGTATCAAATGATGAAGTAACTAAATCATAAGCTGAACCAGTAATAAATATCTTTTTGTATGAACCAGTTGCTACATAAGCACCATCAAAGTTAACATCAGAAAAAGCTACTGAACCTGTTTGAATATTTACAGAAGCAGTTGCAGAGTTCAATGAGTAACCAAATTTACCAGCTTCGTATAAACCTTTAGTAATGTCAGTTGCGTTAGTTGTAGCGTCAGCACCGTAAAGTGAATCACCAGCAACATAAGGATTTTTATTGGTACCATATTTAAAATCTAGATAAAATACTAGACCTGAAGGTAAGTTCATCGGCTGAACAGAAACGAATTCTTTAGCAGCGATTTGACCGAATACACGGCGAACTAATGGTAAAGCTACACCTGCCCAGTTTTCTGAGTTGTAAGAACCACCAGACATGCTAGTAGTACCACCGGTTACGTTACCTTCAGTAATTAATTGTTTTGCTTGATTTTCAAGCAACATTGCCATTGTGTTGGCTTCAGTTTTACCAGAAATACCTTCTAATAATCCTGACTTAACCCATTTATCAGATAGACGTTTTGCATCGTCAGATACCTGCTTAAATTGGTTAGATGATTCTAATAATTGTTCTACGTTCATCGTAATTTAAGATTGTTTGTTTATATTTTTAATTTAATTATTTAATACCTGCTAGCATTTGCATTCTAGAAATGTTATCGTTTACTTCAACGATTTGTTTCTTAGGTGCTACACCAGCAGCTTTTGAAGCGAATCCTAATGATTCTTTAATTTGAGTTTTATTACCTGATGTTGCAGTTAATGTAGACTCTAAAGATTCAAATATAATTTTAGCTTCTTTTGCAGTTGTTGCTTTGTCGAACGAAGCAATAACTTTTACTTTTTGTGATTCAGTTAAGTTTTTAGCTTTGAAGATTTTATTTACATAAAGTAATTTAGCATTTAATAAATTAACTTCTTGTAATTCAACACGTAAAGTATTGATAGTGTCAATAGCTTCTTTTAATTCATCATCTTCTTTAGCATTTTTTGCTTCTTCAACTTGTTCAGTTTCTTCTAAAGCATCTAATTCAGCTAATAATTCTTCTAAATTAATTTCTTCCATCATTTCTTCTTCACCACCTAAATCAATCATTTCTTCTTCACCGGCTTCTTCTTCTTCAGATTCGTATTCTTCAGATTCTAATTCTTGATTAACGATATCTTTAATAATATCTTTTAATTCATCAACAGTTAAATCTTTAACTTCTACTTCTTCTTCAGCTTCTTCACCAGCTTCTTCTTCTTCACCTGCTTCTTCTTCTTCGTCGGTTTTTTCTTCACCGTCTTCAGCTTCTTTCATTTCTTCTTTATCTTCAGCTTCTAGCTCAGCTAAAATTTCAGATAAATCAAAATCTTCTTCTAAGGTATCTGAATCGTCTTCGGCGTTCCATTGACCTTGAGCAGTTTTAAATCCTTCTTCCATTTCTTCTTCATCTGTGTATCCACCTACATTTTCTTCTTCCATTGCAGATGCGATATCAGATTCGATTTCACCTTCATCATCCATTTCTTGAAGTTTAGTAGATAGCATAGATTGAAGTCTTGGAGTAAGTGCTTCTTCTAAAGCAACTTTTGCATTAGCTAGAGCCGCTTCACGTACTTGTTTAGCGTCAGCAATGGCTTCCTTGAATAAATCTTTGTTTGTCATTTGTTTTGTTCCTTAAATTTTTTACGGAAAATAAGATTATTATGAATCTTAATAGGTAAGTTAATAAATTACCGCATCACACAGATCTAGTGATGCATTGTGGTCTTGAGCATAAATATATACAAATATAAAGAAACATAAAAAAAAGCGCTTCTTTTTAAGGAAGCGCTTGGTCCAGGGATACTATCCAAGGAGGGGTTCTTATTATATTAGCAAAGCGGGCAAACGCCTGTATTGTTACATATAATTTCGGTTAGTAAAGAATTAACTTTACTATAATCTTGTATTGATTGAAATTGTTTTGATTCAGATAATGTCATATATGCATTAGGTGTTGATGGTACTGAAACTAAATCCCAACATAATAATTCAAAATCGTCTTGTACTTCAACAGTTTCACCGATTTGGCGTACTGAACCCATACCACGAGATGAAATACCTAATGGAATACCTGCTGAAATTAATTCTTGAGCAATTTTACCTGCTGGGGTGTTTAGTAATATTAATTCACCCATTACATTATTTCCGTCCCACCATACTTTAGTAATGTTATGAGAAACGTTATTTAAATTTACAATTGAAGATTCAGGATGATCTAATTCACCCATTGCTGTATTACTTTTTACAGGACCTTGAATATATTTTTCAATTTGTTGTTCTAAAATATTTTTTGGATAAACACGACCATTACCGTTTTTTACTTCGGCTTCTTGCAATTTACCTCTAATACGCATACGACCATCACCTGCTATTTTAGCTTCAGATAGTGTTAGTTTAGCTATATGAAAGGGGGTGTGATCAACTAATAATTGCTTATTCATATTTTTAGTTATTTTCACCTGTTACGTCAGTTACGTTATCGCGACCGTCGAACATTTCTTTCATCATTTTACGCACTAACTCTTTCAATTTTACTTTTGATGGATCAGGTAAAAGTTTATATTCTTCATTCATATCTTCTCTATCTTTATCGAAAATAATCATTCTTACTGCTTCAGCATCAGGACCATCTAGTCCGCGTTTTTTGATTTTTAAATCAATATCGGTATCATTATATGAACCCATGTTTTGTAATTCATCCCAGATTTGACTTGCAATATCTCTATTGTCTAATCCTTCTTTAATTACTTTAGTTGCGTTTTTAGTATCTACAACATTATCTGCTTTTTTAGATACTTCTTCTTCTTTATCAAATCCAGCTTTACGTTTTGTAGAAGTGAATTCAGTTGGTTCAACACCACGAATACCTGTTAATTTATAATTAGTATAGTAGAATTGATCTTTTTTAAGATTTTTAATAATTAATTTAATAGCTTCTTTTTGATCTATATTAGGATTATCAATTTTTTCCATAACATATCCTGCCATTATTTCTTGAGCATTCATGTTATCTAATTCATCAAAATGAGCATATTGTTCTTTACCATCTTGGTTGTAATATCCTTTAAAGCTATCTTTAATTTCAGCTTCGTTTAATGCTTCTGATGTTTCTTTTCTAAATTGTTCTTTATCGTGTGTACGTTGTACCCATGATTTAAAATCTTCATCTCTATTTAAATTAGCTTGTACTACATCAGAAAATCCTCTAAATCCCTTTTCAGAATAAGCATCCATTTCTTTAGAAATATCATTAGCATCTTTAACATATTTAGATACAATATTTTCTAATTCAACTTCATCAGCTGGGTCTATACTTTCTTCAAAATATCCTAATGTAAATCCATCTCTAGGATTAGCTTTATTAAGATTTGAATCTGCATCTTGTTTTGAAATAATATCTTTTGGTTTTTCAAGATCATCAAATTGATATTCTTCTTTAGGTGATTCTAAATTTGAATAATGTTTAGGATCTTTATTTAAATTATTTATAGCAATTTGTTTTGCTTCTTCATTACTACTGCCATGATCCATTTCTATTTTAATACCTAATTTTAATTCAGCAGGATCAATATTTTTTTCAGCTTCAGTTATAATACCTTTATTAATCAAGATTCTTTCAGCTTGTTTAAATAAAGTTATATTACTAATATATTGAGGTAAAGACATTCTAACATTACGCATAAATTGCGATTCTGTCATTTTGCCTTCTTTAAGATCTATGTATTGGTTTTTTATAGGTTTCATGTGTATAAATATTAATAGTAAAGTAATATTGGATTACTTGTTGAATGTAATGATGCACTAGTGATAAACATTTCAACTTTAGTTCCAGCATATACATAGAAAGCACTACCAGACGTTAAATTACCATTACCATCTTTTAATGCTATAATATGAGCTATATTATTAGCTACTGTTGGAGTTGCGTTAGATAGAACAACAAATCCGGCAAATGAACCGGTGATTGATGCTCCAGAACTTAAAATTGCTCCACTACTATTTACGGGGATATTTGCCATAATTATTGTAAATTTTTAATTTTATTGTTTAAATTATCTACCATTTCTGCTATTGTAGAAATGTTATTTTCTGTTGTTTTCCAATATCTTAATCCTTCTCCATCTTCACTTAATTCTTGCTTCATCATAGAAGTATATTCTACTATACGATCAATTTCCATTAATTTGCGTTTTACTTCTTTAATGGCTTTATGTAGTTGTTCGTTTTTAGTACGTAACTTAACTTCAGATTTAAATTTATTATAAGTTACTTCGTTAATTAATTCTGCTTTCACGATTTTATCTATTGATTCGTAAATTTTATATTTTTTAGATTTACCCATAAGTTGTTTATAATCTAAAATTTTTGAATCAGATGGCATACCAGGTTTTACTTTAGTAAATCCTTCATCTTCAGCAGCTTGTGTTGCAGCATTTGACTTTTGTCCCTTACGAGAAAAAGCATATGGAGTTGAATAAGCACCTGCATCACCTGATGTAGATTCTTCCTCTAAAATTTCACGTACTAGTGATTTAATATATTCCTTTAGAGTTTGTTCGTTCATTATTTTACTGATTTTATTTCGTTTACTAATTGATGGTATTGTAACAAGGTAATGATATTATCATCTTTTACCGTTTGTTTTTTCTCAATTGGTTTTAAAAACGTAACCACTTCAGATAATTTAATCTGAATAGTTTTATCAGCAACGGTAGGAATTAATTTAGTTAATTCTTTTACCAGTTGTTCCATACTTTCATTAACAAATTCTCTTAATTTAGTTGTATTAGAGATATTGTTGATGTATTCTTTTAATATTGTTTTCTGTGCTGGAGATAATTCAACGTATTTTTCATTGAATCTTTCAAGTAACATACGATATGCTAAGATACGAGTACCTTTATCCATATCAGCATATTCTTGTAGTACTCTATCTTTAACTTCTGATTTATTTACTACTTTACGAGAAATATGTTCTAATAAAGTTACTTTATTTTCAATTACATCTGAAGGTTCAATAAATTCGGTTGAATTATGAGATTCAATTAAATTATATGCAGCAGCATATTGTGAATAGTTATTGATTTTTGCTTTAAAAAACTCATCAATATCATATTTTTCACGAATTTCTTTAATTAAATTATATTTTTCCTTACGTAATGTAGATCTATTTAATCTAGAAGATAATTCTATAGTTGCATTAATTAATGATTCAGCTTTACCTTCAGTTACTACTGTAGAGTTAACTAAAGTTTGATATAATTTATATTCTTTATTTAATTCAGTTTTAGAAAAATATTTTTTAATCAAGCCAACAGCCGCTGAATCTTTACCAGATACTGTATCTGATGCTACTTGTCTAACAAGTAATTCAAACAGGATTCCTGTGTTCTTAAATTTGCTATGCTTTATACGCATTTTTATATTATATGTTCAGAAATGTACTATTTATAAATATATACCTTTTATATATCCTTAATATTTTCTTCATCTAACATACTATTTTCATCAGATTTATTTCCAAATACTATGGATTTTAGTAAATCTTTATTTCTCTTATATTCAACTAGTGATAATGGAGAACCACCTTTTGGTGTTCCACCTTCATCATTAGGTATATTAGCTGTATATAATGTTGAATTTTCTTTACTTCCTAATCTATCTTTACCTAATGGATCTTTTTGTGTACCAATAATAGATGCTTTTTCTTTAGGACGTCCAACTGGTCTAGTTTCATCATATCCTGGAGGAACAGCTCCTGTATCACCTACGCCATTTCTTCCTTTACCATATAAAGTAGCTAAATCGTGTGGTGTACCATAAGATTTACCTGATTGTGCTGGATCGTTACCCTCATTTTCAATTTGAGAAAAACGGAATTTACGTTTCATATCCTCAGCAATTAAATCACGATACTCATCGTACTGATCTTCTGAGAATTGGAATACTTTATCATAGATCCAATCAGATGGCATTAAGTTACTATCTTGAATATCTTTAGCTAATTGTATTTTTTCTTTCCATAGCGCTACTTTTTCTTGTTCGTAAACAATTGAAGGAGTAGTTAATGATAATTCAAAATTTGCTAAAGCTTCACCATCAAATCCTTGAGCATATAAATGTACTAATGCCATTTTATATAACTCAGATAATACAATACGTTGAATACGTTCAACTGTGCGAGCAAAACGAATATCTTCAGCAGCTAATGTAGCTTTACCAGTTAAGTCTTTTTCAAATCCAAAGAATGCTTTAGGTACCTTAAGAGCAGCTAACATTTCGTCTCTTAAGAACATAACGTCATCAATTGCATTATATTCTAAACCTTTAATAGTATCAATTCTAGTATTTGAATTTCCACCTCGTTGAGGAATATAAAAATCCTCAAGTATATTTTGTTCATTATATTTTAAGTTGTATTCTCCTGTTTGGTTATCAATATATGGAGTTTTTTTCATTTTTTGTTTTAACTTCTCCATGTATCCATCAACCTCAGCATTTGGTAAGTTACCAATGTCAACGTAGAATACCCGTTTTTCCGGCGCTCTAGTGATGCGGTGCAATAGCATTGCATCCTTCATTAGAATATATTGTTTATACGTTTTACGTGCGGGTTCAATGTATGATCTTCCGTATGGTAGGTAGTTAGCATCTGTTAATAAACGGAAATGGGCAATTTCATAGTTTTCAAACTTAATTTTACCATCTCTATCTTTAACACGTGAATTCATACCACCAGCAGCAATAACCATTGGATCAATTCTAAAACACACGTAAGATGGATTTTGTGGATCCATACCTTCTTCACGTACCATATCATAAACTGATAATGGTGTTACGTTATAGATACCAAAGTTTTCAGCAACTTCTAAGTGTAAATAAAAGTCACCATATTTACTCATATTACGAATCCATAACCAAAGGTTAAATTCAATATTTAATACATCGTAAAATAAGTTGTATAATATTCTTTGAATACGTTCGTCTGAGGATCTGATTTGTAATACTTCACCTGCTTCATTTTTTAATGTTGCTTCATCAGAAATAATATCAAGAGCAGAAGCAATAATTGATTCTGTATCCATTGCTTCATAATCAGTGTATAACTGAATACGAAGTGTTTGGTAGTTCATAGTTGGATTATACGGCATATTAGCTCCGTATCTATGAAGTTTAGTAAATCTATCTATTAAAGCATTGGTTTTAACATTACCATATGCTTGAATTCTATCAGTATCAATAGTTTTTAGCTGTTTACCACCAACATTTCTGATGATAACATCTGTGCTAAATAAACGTCTTAGATTTCCAAATAGTCCTAAATTGTTACTTTCGGCCATTTATTTTTTAATTTTAGTATACGTATAAATATATTAATATAGCATCCAGCTAATGTCTTCTGTACCACCAACACCATTATCTATTTGGTATGGATTTCTAAAACCAGGAGATGTAGGATAAATACTATCATAACCACCTGTTTTTGACATTCCTGTTAATGTTGCTCTAGTTATGTCCATTCCTGATGCTTGATATTTTAATGCTGTATCTCTTAAAAATAATCCAATACCAGCGGACATTACCAAATCATCATTATAGCCACTTTGAGCTTGTGCTTTCCCATTGTGCCAAATAAACACTCTTAATTCCTCAAGTAAACGTTTTGAGTGGAATATAAAAGCGCCTTCCCGAATATACGACTCCATTTTGGAGATGACAAGCGGTCTCGTCTTTGCTGATGTAGTAAATCCAGGAACTACTTGATCATTGTCTAATTTATCAAGATATTTGTCCATACTCATGTCTCCATATGAACGAGGTGAGTAATATAGGTTTTGATAACCTTTTTCAATTATTGTATTTACAACATCCCATCCCACGTTTGCATTCTCTACTACTAACATTGCATTATTATATTCGTTAGCAACAGATACTAGCATATGACCAAATTCTCTAGTACCAATTTGTGATTTAAATTCGGCTACTTGTTCACATGATTCAATATCAATAACATGAAATGCTGAAAAGTCACTTCCATCACCTCTTGCAACGTCGGCTGTTACAGCGTATTGTTTATTATAATCAGGATATTGCCATATCCAAAAATCACCACCCATAAATCTACGTTCAATAGGTTCCATTACATAATTTTCTTCGTAATGTTTAAGTGTATCAGGTTCAACTACTGAATTACCTGATCCTAAAAAGTCACAGTCATATTCTTGAGCAAATTCTCTTGGAGACATATTTGCCTTTTCAGTTTCATACCATGATTGATCACGATCAGGGTGTAAATTCCATTTTAATTCTACAGGATTAAAGTCATTTTTTCCTAAACTAGCTTCAGTATATGTTCTATGAAACCAGTTTCCAATACCATTTGGAGATGATAATGCTATAATGCGTCCACCAGTAGCAATTGTAGGTTTAATACTCGTATATATTCTATCAATACCTTCAATGAAGGCAGCCTCATCTATTAGTAGTAAAGATACTGCGTAAGATCTACCTGCATCCGATGCTGCTGAAGTAGCTATAATTTGTGAGTTGTTAGATAACTTTAATGACAATTTATTATCTGATATTGGTTTTTTATTTCCTTTTAACCATTGAGGTAAATTATTGTACATAAATTGTACTTTATCAACCATACCTTTGGCTGTTTCTTGTTTAGTTGCTATACATAATACTGTTTTATCTTTATTAAACATCATAGTATGTAATGCATAACCAGCAGCTAAGGTAGATATACCTAACTGACGTGATTTATTAATAACGTTAAAACGATTGTTTTGAAAATCATCTAATACATTCTCTTGGAATGGATATAAATGAAACAGGATTCTTCCTTTAATTGGATGTTGAATATAACAATATTTTCTAAAAAAGTGTATCGGATCTTGAGCACACTTGATATATTCTTGAGTAATTATACTCTTAATATTCGGTTGTTCTGACATATATGTCGTTTTGGTGTTGTATATAAATATATAATAAAAAAGAAAACCCGCAAAAAATTGCGGGCTTTCGGGCACTGTATCCTCGGGAGAAGAGAATGCTATTTAGTAATATAAAGGTATGTTACAATACCTAATCCTAATGTCAATCCGAATTTATTATAAAATCCACGTACTTTAGCTTTTCTTAAATCTTTCTGCAAATCAGCAGTCATATTTTTATAAGCTAAAACCTGAGCATCATAATTAGTGATAGTTTGTTTCCATTGACCATCTTTAATTTCGTATTGTTTAATAATAGAAGCTTGAGTATTAACTTTAGATTCTGTATTTGCTAATAAGTCTAATGTTGCTTTATGTTCAACTTTTAAACCGTCATAAGCTACTAAGTCTTTAGCTATAAGCTTTGCCACTTTAGCAGGCAATACAACTACGCTATCCTTATTGGACGTCGTAGCGGTCTGTGAAGAAGCGTTTAAGCTCAGCGTTATTAAGCTTATCAACAGCAGTAAGTTTTTCATGATTTTTCTTTTTAATGTCAATAATTTGTTCTTTTAATCTAGAGTTTTCTCTATCTTCCATTGTTAAATCAAAACTCAATGAGTCAATGATTTTATCAGATGCAGCTATTTCGATTTCTAATGAGTCGATATTGCGTTGTGCTGAGTCAATGGTTGCTTTATACTTCTTAACATAGCGAGGACTAGATGTAGAGAAGAAATAATAACCGATTAATGCTAACAAGAGAATTGAGGCACCAATTATTACTTGTTTTACGGGGATGTTTTTCATTTTTTATTTATTTTTATCTTCTGGGGCTTTGCGGCGTTGTAAGTATTCACTAGAAGCAACTAAGTCATCAATGCGTTTTTCTAATTCCGCTTTTTTAGCTTTTAGTCTTTCTTCCTCGTTTGAATCTTTAGAGATCATATCATCACCACCTCTAGAGATTTTTTTATTTTGTCTAAGAGCACTATCAATGTTTCTTAAGCGTTCTTTAGCATTTAAGAATTTCATTAATTTATCATAGTCCTGATCAGAAATAGTCATTTTTGATTTTGGAGCATCTTTTGGAAGAGTTTTGATTATATCTTCATCTTCATCACCAATAGCTCTTGCTGCTGCAAATGATGCTGCAATTTCTTCTTCACTTGGTTCATTAGGTGCTTTATCAAATTTTTCACCACCACCAATCAAGAAATCTTCTGGATCAATTATTTGTTTTGTTGTTGGAGGAGCAATTGCACCACCTTTACCAACACGAGAAGCAGCAACACCTGAACCACCAACTGTATCTAATACACCTGCTTGAGTTAAAGCTAATACTACTGGATTAATTGCTTGTTGAGGGCGATTAAATTGATCTTTTGCGATTGCAGCAACGGGTGCTTGTCCTTTATCTTGTAAGTAAGAAATAATGCCTTGTACACCTTTAGAATTTTTTACTTTATCACTTAAATCATCTAATTTAGATAAATCAGCAATTTTGTATTGTACAGGAATACGAGCCATTTCGTTAACATTAATTTCAGCTACAGCAGTTTTATTTTGTTGAAGATCTTTTTCTTCTTCTGCAGATGCTGCTTGTTCTGCATCAATAGCTTGTTGGCGGAATTTTGTTGCTGTAAGTCTTAAATTTTTAATTTTAGCAGCATCTTCATTTATTACCTCAGCTATAGCTTCTTTAATTATTTTTTCTAGTTTTTTCATTTTTGTTTATAGGGGTGATATTGTATAAATATATTAACTTATATGTTTCATTATCTCTGCAATACGTTCTTCTGTATTGCCTTTAATCTCAATTAATTTATTTGGTTTGTATTCATTTAATAGTTCTCTAATCGCAAAATCAATTTTATTACGATATTTTTCATCAGTTGTTCGTACACCATTATCTTCAATAGAAACACCCTCTGGTGAAACATAAAACACAATATCATAATATGGCATTAATGTTGTAGCTGCTTCAATTAATAATTGTTTTCCTTTCCACTTAATTGATTTAGCACTCATAGTAAATGCACATACATCCCAAATAGTACGATCAGTTAATAGATCATCATGCATTAACTCTTGTGCTCGTTCAGCCATAAAAACAAACTGACCGCGTACTGAAGAATCAGTATTTAATGGAATACCTAAATCTCTTAAATATTTACTACGTTCAGTTGTAATATAATAATCTTTAAATTCAGGCAATTCTGCTAGTGCCTTAACCAATGTAGTTTTACCTACACTCATTGTTCCTGCTAATCCAATACGCATATTATTTTGTTTTAGTTTTTTTAGTAATTTTCTTTTTAGGATTATTTTTCTCGTTTATTTTACGCATTTCACGATTTATACGACGTTCATCCTTAGCTTCTTTACGTTTTTTAGCCCAATATTTAGGAGTATCAGATCCATTTTTATGTCTAATTTCTACATCAATTGGACCTTTATCAAATTTATCTAAATCAAACTTCCAAATAACGGTTGAATCTTCATGTTCATACACACGAGTGAATTTACGTGGAGATTCAACAATTTCTAATTTTGGTCTACCTCTACGTTCTTTATTTTCTATCATAACCTTTATTTAATACGTAAATATACTAATTAAACTCTGCCACCACCACTTTTATTAGCGGCTTGCTTATACCAAGGTAATCCGTTGTTATGTTTTTTAATTTCATCAAATTTCTCTTTAGTATAAGGAATACCAAATACAAAATATTCTGCTTTTCTCATATTACCTTCTGGTATTAGAGCGGGTCCATCAAAATTATGTAATTGATTAAATTTTACATAACGAATTGTACCATCTGGAGATTTATATCTTCTAGTTGGTTCTATTGGGGTTCTTTTTTCTTTTGCCATAACTTTTTATTTATTTAATTAATGATTCTGCTACATAAATTCCGTGTGCTCCTGATACTGTAATACCGCGAGCTGATAATGCATCACCAACAAAGTGAACATTTGGAAATTCATTTAATGATAAGTCTGTATAATTTACTAGTGGTTCAGGAGATAGATATTTTACCTCAGGCATATAAATACCCCAATCATCTCCCATTTCAGGAAATATGGTTTGCATATTAGTAATAAAATCCTCAATGTATTGAGCATATTCTTCACCTAATGCATCAAATAAAACATCCATAGTATCTACTTGTATAGCTGATACTGTACTATTTTCTGATGTAAGACCTGGTTTGCGAGTTTTATTTGGTGAGTAATAAGTACCAGTACCATTAATTTGAAGTTTTTGTACTGCATCTCTTGACCATTTAAATGGATCTTCAATACCTTTAATTTCCATTAAAATACCAAAGTTAGTCATATTATTTCTAAATTCTTCACCTTTTTTAGCGTGACCATTGTAAGTAACGTCTCCGTAAGTTTCTTCAACAGCAACAAAGGCAGCATTATTATTAGTACAAAATGAACGTAATGATACGTTATCAAACTTTTGATATAATTTAAAATCATATGATACATCAATTAGTTTTTGGAAGTATTTTTGTGGTGCTTCAAAACGTACTCCAATTTGTACTGATTTTGCTTCAGTAGGTAATGTATATTGTTCAGCTAATTCCTTACCAAAATCAATACCTGATTTACCTACTGCAAATATTAATTCATCATATTTGTCTCCAAATTCTTTACAAATTATCATTTGGTTTTCAAAATCAATATCTGTTACTTTAGTATTCCATACAAATTCCACACCAGCATCAACTAAATATGAATACCATGTTTTAGCAATTTCGTGCAAGAAATTAGATCCAATATGCCATACTGGAAACATACGTAATCCAAAGTATGGTTTAATAAATTCTGGTTCCTCTTGAGGATCAGACATAAATATTTCTTCTGGTTTTGGATGGAAACGTCTAAAATTATTAATAACTTGATCCATCAATTCCATTGCTTTATCTTCACCACAATATTTGGCTAATTGACCACCGATTTCAGTATGGTAAGTTAATTTACCATCTGACCAGCCACCTGCACCTAACATACCTGTCATCACTTCCTCAGGTAAGCGGTTGTGTGGGTCATTTCCCATGTCAATAATTGTGATTAGTTCTCCCGGATAGCCATTATCCACTAATTTGGTTGCAGCATTAATACCTGCAACACCTGCACCTACTATTACTATTTTTTTCTCCATATATATTTTTATTTGCTTAAATGTAATAATTTAATTCTGACAGAAGAAGGCCCAACTCTTGCGAATTGGGCCACTACTCCATTTTATATTTTATTATTTGAGCATGTAATGAATATGCTCTATATGTGTTGTTTTTAGTTACCGCCTAAAGAACCACCGCGATGTGCTTTTTCTAGTTCTTTCATAGCTTTTTGTAATTCTTCTTTACCACCTTTTTTAAATGCTAAAGCAATTAAGCTACCAAAATAAATTGCAGCAGCAGTACCATAAGCACCAGCTAAAATCTGCATGATTAATTCACTGTATTCAGCAAATGCTTCTTTTAATTCAGTTTTTTTAGACTCATCAATTTGAGGAGCAATTTTGTCAACTAAAGCTTGAACTTCCGGATCTAAAGTTTCTTCTTGTTCTTTCATAGGTTTAGCCATTTTCATTTTAGCTAATTCCTCTTTGATTATTTTTTCTAATTCTGATTTTTTCATTTTAAAATGTTTTTATATTTGTATGTTAATAAATATATAAAAGGATTAATTCCTGTTATTTTGTTATACCAGCTATGTATTGTATTCTTTTTATTTCTTGAAGTTCTTCAACAGTAGCTTTTACAATAGTATTGTAATTTGCCATTGTTAATGTTGCTCCAGTTTCACTTAATGCAAGAGCATTTTCAGTTATTTTATGTAAATCCATATCAGCTGTAGAGTCTTCACGAGCATATTCTAATAAGCGAATAAACAAGGGTACGTCTAATGTTAATTTATCTGTTGGGTTGAATGTATTTTCCATGTATATAAATATAATAAAATTATTTTGACAGTGGTTGAATTTTTTGTATTTCTAAAGTTCCTTGAGTATTACCATTATTTCTAGCATTAATAGATACTAAATATGGATTTCCTCCCTTTTCAATTTTAAAATTAATTTTTAAACCACCAAAAGTAGAACTATCTTCTACTTTAATAGGTTCATAATCACCATCTATATTATATAATATAATATTTTGGCCTCTTGGGAAGGTATCTACTTTACCAGGTTCACCACTTTTTTGTCCTGTTACTTTAAAGAACGTTGGATTTACACCGGATAATGATAATGCAAATCCTGCTAATGCTACTATAGCATCATCAACTTCACTATCATTAAATTGTCTAAATAAAAATTCTACTGATTTTAAAGCAGCATATTTGCCTCTTAAAAATCTAATATCACTTTTTAAATTATCAGAATCCGTAACATATTCAATATTTTGATTACCACTAATTTTAGATTGGATTTTATTTCTTAAGTCTTTAATACCATTTTTAAATTGTTCTTCATCAAAATCAATTTCATCAGCAGTTAAATTATAATCTTCTTTAGCTTTAGTATATTTGTTAAGTAATGCTTTAGCTTTTCCACCTTGTGCTTCTGCTTGTTTTAATGATACAGCAACTAATGGTTTTAAGGTTTCACCCCATTCATTATTGAATAAATCATTAAGAAGTTCAATATTATCAATTTTACTAATACCATCTACAGGTCCTAATTGAACATATACATCACCAGGACACCATTTATCTGCTGGTAGTCCAGTTAATAATGTTGCTTTATTTCTTATAACATCAAATAAACCTGTTCTTATTAGTTTTTGATCAGGATATGCTAATTTTATGGCTAATGCTGATGATAAAGGTTGGTTTATGAAAGTTATATTTGATGATTTATTATCAGTTGATATTGCTGTAAGGAAACTAACTACTTTTTGTGATGCATTACTACTTTCTCCAGGAATACCTTCTTGTGCAGCATTAATTAATTGATTTATTCTTGATTCGTAATTTTCACTATTAAAAGGGGTAGTAATATCAGAAACATAAAATAATGAAACTAATGCCTCTTTAACATCTGTATCACTAGAAGATTCATCGGAAACACCTTTAACAATTAATTTGTAATCTTTACCTTTATAATTAACAACAGCACTTCCTAAACTAGAACCCGTACCTGGAGATAATTTTCTAAAATCAGATAAATCTTTATTTTGATCTACTAATTGTTTTAATGCATCATAAGCATCGTTACGTAATGAATCTGATTGGGAACCTCTATTAGGGATGTTTGAAAATATTAGTTTTATTGTATTATTTCCAGATGCTTCTAAAGTTCCAAAATCAGAAAATAAATCAGAATTACTAATTAATGAAATTAAATCTTCATTTTCAGCTTCAGATAAATCAATACCTATTTCTTTTAAAACTTGTTCTAATATAGCTTTTTTTTCAGGGTCGTTTAAATCAACAACGCCATCGTTACAACGGTAAGACCATTCTAATAATATGCTATCTATATTAACCATTATACGTTTACTTCTTCTTCAGGTACCTCTTCTTCAGCTGATGCTTCCGGTGTTGCACTATCAGCAGCAGCTAATTCATCACCTAATTCAGTACCTTTATCAGTGGGGACTGCTTCTTCCTTAACTTCGGTTGGAGCATAATTTAATTCTAATAATGCTGTTACAGCATCTGATGCTCTTTCTAAATCACCTAAACTTTCAGCATAATATTTTTTACCAGATATTTTAAACATATATTCTCCTTTACCAAGGTAATATATATAGAATATTTGGGAATTTATTAAATCAATTTTAAATGTTGTTGGTTTAGGTGCTACAATATCAATATTAGCAATATAACGTCCAAAAGCAGGAGACATAAGCTCCTCTAATTGTTTCTTTAAACCAGGAAATCGATATACTAGGTACATCGATTTTTCTGATTTTTGTTGTGCCACTTCTTGCTCTCTTAAAGCTTTCTGTACCGCAACGGAAATATATTTTTCTAGTAATAAGTTACTCATCGTTTTTTAGTTCATGAAAACCTTGAGCTGCTTGCTCAATATAATTTTCAGCGTTTGTAATGTGGTCCTGAATCCATCCAGGTATGTTGCGTTCTGTATTACCTAATTTTTGTCTTAACTCTATAATTGCTTCAGCGATAGCTTCTAAACTAGAAATAGCCATTGCTACTTCGTGATCTTGACTTTCAAGTTGAGTTGATATTGTTCCACCTTTTGGTTTTACTAAATCCATAGCAAAAGATTTAGCTTTTTCTGGGGTAGGAAATCCTACTCTTCCTATCATTTTACCTGTTTCAAGATCTTTAATATTATAAAAACCAGGTTTACTATCATCATGGATGAATACAAATTGATTACCATAGAGTGAAGATATTTCTTTTGGAAATTCCATTCCGTTATCTTCTTTAATGTTAGCAGCTATTGCTTTACGACGTTTAAGTAAATATTTATCTGTATTATCTACTTTACCATTATTATCAATATCCTTATCTTCCTTACCTACTGGATCTAATGCTTCTGCTTTAGATGCAGCAATAGCATACATATCAGGATCATTCTTTTTGAATTTTCCTGTTTTCTTTAATGCTTTAACAATTTTTTCTTCTTTAGCAGATAAATTGCGTTCAGAGATAAGGTCGATTAATTTAATCATTATTTAAGGTATTTTAATTTGTAGATAGTTGAATTAATCAACGCTACAATTTCATCAATAATATTTTGTAAATATGAATCTGGGCAAACCATTTCACGGGTTTTAGTAATATAGATATCTAATATAGTGAAATAATTAATAATTGCCTCACAGCTTTCATATTCTTGTAAAGCAACATTTGCATATCCCATAATAATACCATATTTACCTTGATATCCCTCAACAAAACTATCGGTTAAACCTACAATTTCATCGTAGTATGTATTTAATGCAGAGTGTGCAGCAAATGATGGGGTTTGTAAATGAAAAACATGTGCCTGTGTTCTAGAGGCAAACAATGTTGATACGAATTGTCCTGCTAATGGATTCATAATTAATTTTAATTTTCACCAAATGGTTTTTTATATTTGTCATAAACCATTTTACCAATAGTTAAAAGTGCTACTCCTAATAATGAGCCACCTACCATGGCTCCAAAATGGGATGGAGAGTATCCATGTAATTGCATATGCGGAGTTATCACATCTCCAATACTAGCGATATAACGACCTAATGCACCTCCGCCTACAAATCCTAGCCAAAAAGCTCCACTATAATCAAAGCCTGCTTCTTCAGATAAATTATCAGATGAGTCAGCTTTTTTAGCCATGGCTAGAGCTATTTTTTCAAATGCACTATTATCTATATTTTCACTAACATTAGCAGGATTAACACCGTATTTATTTAACAAATCCATTAACTGTTTAGTAGCTTTTGGGTCTTTAGCAATATCAGAAGCAATACTATCTAATTCAGAATTATTTTCTAATTTAGATACTAAAGGCATAGCTTTTTGAACAGCTTGTTCAGGAGATAATTCTTTATTTTCTTGTTCTTCATTCAACTGTGATTCATTAAGGATACCAGCTAATAATTGCATTCTTTTGATTTCGTTAATCGACTGTTTCATAATTATTTTTCTTCTTTAGCTTTAGGTTCTTCTTTTTTTTCAGCTTTTTTAGGTTCAGCTTTTTTAGGTTCAGCTTTTTCAGTTTTTTCAACTTTTTTAGCTTTCTTTTCTTCAACTGGTTCTACTAAACCCATCATTTCTTTGATTTTCTGAGTTTCAGTTGAAATTTTATTCTCAACTTCACCAATTTGATTACCTAACATTTCAGATAATTTAGCAGAAGCCATTTTAATTTTTTCTAATTCGTTCACATATTTTTGCATGTGAGCGTACTCAGCTACTAATGGTTGAGCGTTAGCTTCGTTCATAGTAAGTTGACTTACAGATTCTTGCATGCTTTTTAAGCTAGCTAATTCTTTCTTTAAATGTACTAATTTACCACCACTTTTTGGTAAAGCTTCTTTTTTTTCTTTAGCTTCAGCAATTACTTGATTGATGATATTTTTGATTTCGTTTACTTTCATGATTGTTAATTAATGTGTTTATATATAAATATTTAATTTTCTTTATTTCGCAATGAGATATATAACCCAAAGAATAGCCCCGCAATACAGTACAAAACGAAATTCGCTTTCCACAAACTCCCTGTCCATAGTATCAGAGAATATTGAACGGCATCGAACCCAAACGGATTGAAAAACATTCCCAACATTAGGCAGATGGTAGCCAAGTTTTCTTTTAGTGTTTTTCTCCAGGTTTGCATTCTGTTTTCGACTATCACCGTCCATATATTATAATTTATTATTCAAAAACGAAAAAAAGTATGCTTTAGTCATATCTAATTTAACACCTTCTCTCACTAATATATCGTATATTTTACCTGCTAAAGCTGGATCAATTTTAAATGCTGATTCTACTTCATTTATTTCTTTTTCTGTAATCCAGTCTGTAGGTAAATTATATTGTCTACACCAGTCTTTTATTTGTTCTAGTGTATCGCGTTTAATAGTAACAGGCTTACTAAAGCTCATGTCACCTTTTTTTCTAATATCAATTTCCCATTGTCTACCATTCCATTGTAGATCAAGTTCTTTATTGCTTTTAGGATCAAAATAAACTGATTCATTAACAGATTCTTTAACAATATTTTTATATTTGTTAAGTACCTTAAGTTTAGCAACTGGATTATCTGCTTTATTAAATTCATTTTCTAAACCAGCAGTTGATTGTCCTGATTGTTTTACTTTGGTAAGTAGATTATTGAATAATTTATCAATATCTAAATTTTCGTTTAATATATCTTGTAATTTTATCATCCTTGTCCTCTACTTAATTTAACGTAATTAGTTGCATTTTTTGAATTTGAAACTTTTGTTTTAGCGTGTACGCCTTTTCTACGTACTTTGTGACGCTTTTGGAAAGCTTTTACAACTTGGGTTTTAGGTTTTGCCATTTTGTTATGTGTATTTTATATAAATATTTAGAATAATGCTGTCCAGGTAGTACCATTTGAAAAGAATGGTACACCACTTGATGATACTGCGAATGAATAAGGATAATTTGCTGCAGCAGGTAAAGCACTTTGAGTAACCATAGTTAATACATTATTAATAGTTACTGACCCGCTACTAAAGTCACCTTTGATTAATGGAGATGAACCGCTATTATTAGCAATATATAATTTATTAGAACCAGCTTCATTATATCCAGCCTGATGTCCTAAAAATACGTTATTATTTCCGTAGTTATTAAAACCAGCAGTATTACCTATAACTGTATTATTGCTACCAGTATTACTATTGGTTAGTGTTTGGTTACCTACTAATGTATTTCGTTGACCAGAAAGATTTTCTCCAGCATTAGCACCTATTGCTGTATTAAATGATTCTGTAACAATATAAATTAAGGTGTTATTTCCAACAGCAACGTTATTATTACCTTGAGTTATACTAAGTAATGAGGAATATCCAACACCAGTGTTTTTTGTACCAGATGTTAATGATCCTAATACATATCCTCCTATTGAAGTATTAAAATTACCTGTAGATGTTAATGGGATAGTACTTCTACCAAAAGAAGTATTATTAGTATTATCATTAATTAATGAATAATATACACTACCACTTTTAATATTAAATACATCATAATTATTTACACTAACAGAAGCAGTAACGGATCCTGTTGCTATGTAATATGAAGGTGATGCTAAAGTTACAACACTACTATTATTAACAGTTAGTGATTGAGATACGTTAAACGAACCATATACAAAAACAGTAGAAGCAATTTGGTTTAATAAACTGCTAGTTAAAGCGGTAGAACCACTAAATCTTGTTATATATCCACTAGATCCACTTACTTTATTATCAAGATAAGATAAGTTATCATCCATTTCTTGGTAAGTCAAAGTAGACCCTTTAATTAAACGTTTTACTAATGGCATAATTGAAAATTAATTTATATATTATATAGGTATAAATATAGAAAAAGTAACTTAGCTATCCATTCCAGGACCAGTTATATCGTCATCTGTTCCTGTATATGAATTAGCTATATTTGAATTTATAGTTTCAGGAGTATTGGCTTTAGCGTAAGTAGCTTCTTGTTTATCAGCTGCTGCTTGAGCATGATTGATTATACTATCTACTTCAGTATTAATTATTTCAGCATCAGTACTTGATAAAGCTATTTCAGCACATTTAATAATTTCTTTAAAATGATCACGCCAATGTAAGCGATTAAATTCAGCACTATTAACGTCTTCGTTTAGTATATCTATTAACTTAATCATATTACCATTTTTTACAAGACCAGTAATTTGCTTTCCAACGTGGTCCTGGATTATCACAATTGTGTCTTGCTCTATAAGCTGCTCGTCTTTTTGGATTTTTGGCTTTAATAACCATTCTTTTGCCTTTAGCTGATTTACCACCCCATCCAAAGTTTACTTTTACAACTTTACCCTTATTATTTTTAACAAAAACTTTAAATTTCTTAATATCACCTTGCATGATTTTGCCTAATTGTACTTTACGGCCACGATATTCGGCTTCAAGTAAACAATCACAATCTGCTTCGGATAGTTGTTGTTGATATTCACGCATGAATTCAATGAATTCTTTTATATCTTGTTCATTTTCAACATCGTATTCATCTATTTCACTATTGTATTTGTAACTATTATCAAAGTTACAGTTATGACATATATATAAATCAGAAGGATCTGATTGACTTACTTTCCAGCTATGACCACATTTTTCACATTGGATAATTGGATCTTCTACTTCATTAAGACTAACTTTTGCTTTTTTAGTATTAGGTACAAATTGGTCTCCTTTTTTAGAACCAGCTACTTTTTTGCGAGCAGTAGCAGCGCGTTCTGCTTTAGTTAAACTATTTGCTTTAGCACGAGGTAGACAACGGGTTGTTGCATTACCTTTTTTCATTGTACCACAAGGGCCTGTAATATTGCCTGCTGTATCTATACGAACCCAATCTTCTTTTTCAAACCAATCACGTAATGATTCGTGCATATCTAAATCATCCTCTTCCATTAAACCTTTACATACTTTAACAGCACGACCAGAAAGATAAGCGGATGGTTTTTCACCAGCAGCTTTACGGCGATTATAGTAAGCTTTGCCTTTAGGGCAAAGTTTCTTTTCGAATAATAATTCGTTTAATATGTTTAATAATTTAATCATGTTTTATTTCTTTAATATCATAGTAGAATGAATCTGTATCTTCTGATACCCATCTATCTGCTACTGATTCTACAGCTAATAATTCTGTATCTACTTTAATACTTTTAGGGTCTATAGGGAAATCTTTAGTTATCCAATTAGAATCCTTCCAAAATATTCTATTATTAGGCATACACAATAAATATCCATCATCAGCTACTAAAATATGACCGCATTTATAGTCTGTTGGTTCGTCTGAATATGGATTATTTTGCCAGTCTACTGTAAATAAATATGTAGCCCAAACGTAAGTCTTATCTCTTAATATAACTTTGCATTTTTTTTCTTTTAAGTACTCATAAGTTATAATAGTTACGTTATTATCAAAGCAGTCCCATAACTGTTTATAATAAAAAGGAAGATCTTTTTTAGGTTCTTGTAAATAAATTTCAGATAAAGGTACTCTAGATCTTAACATTCCATAATCAGTCATGATATGAAAGGTAAGAATTTTACCCATTATTGATTGAATACCAAAAGCGTAAGCATTATGGTACTTATTAGAATCTTTAGGATTTTTAGTAAAGTAAGATTCTTTTATGAGACATTTAAAGTAACAAATGTTCTCGTTTAGCATATTATTTATTTTGTATTAATAGTTCACCTAATACTTCTAAACGTCCAACTTCTGTTTGAAATTGTGATTGAGTCATATCTAATGATATACTTTTTAAAGTTTCTTCAAATTCCTTTTTAGCTGCTTCTTTATCTAGTTTACCAGCTGCTGCTTTTTTATAGTATGGTAACTTAACTTTGTAATGTTTATAAGTTAATAAAGATAAACCACCGGCCTCTTGAGTAGTGTCAGCAATTTTTTCAGCACCTTTTAATCTAGTACCAGCAAATTCCTCGAATTTGTTATCTGTTATTAACTCTTCGTTAATTAAATTTAATAGCTTAATCATTATTTTTTATTTTTACGGGGGCATATCCAGAACCATATGGTGCTGCTTTGCCTGATTGTGGGTTAGATGTTTCTTTTATGCGTTTTCCTTCTTTATCATATTTGCCACTTTTCTTTTTAGCAATAGCAATAGCCGCTTGTTGTGCAAATGATGAAGATTCTTTTTGTAGTTGTTGGGTTTTCTTTTTAGATGCTTCTTTACGTTTTTCAATATAATCTAAAGCACGTTTTAATCTTGCTTTTACTTCAGGATTTTTTGCTTTACCATATGCTGCTCTAACACGTTGATGAATTAAATTAATAATTTGTGATTTACGAGCATGTGTTTTAGACTTAAATGATTCTTTAGATAATGTATCTTTTATGTCTTGAGCGGTTTTAAATTTGACACGAACTGTGTCTTTAGGATTTTCATCGGTATATAAACGGCGGCCAGATCCTTTAGGTTTTTTACCTGTACCTATTTTAGGATCTGCTTCGTTTAATATATCCAATAATTTAATCATTATCGGTTTGGTCTATTAGTTTCAAAGAATTCAACTTTAACACGTAATTCAGCTACTTCAGCAGTTAATTTAAGTACTAAACCTCTTAATTCGTCTTTTTCTCTTGATGATGATTCTAGTAAAGCTTCTAATTTAGCAATTCTATCTTTACAATCGTGACGAATAAATTCATCGTCTCTTTCTTTACGCATTGCGCGTTTTTCGTAGTATCTAAATGCTGATGTACCGCCTAAAACGGTTATTGCTGTAATTAGTACTGACCAGATGTTATTTTGATCCATTGGTTATAATAAAATAGTAAATATAACTATAAATATTACAATTGATGGGCTTCCTTGATAGTTTTTATATATTCAGCTATTTCTTCTATAATACTCTGTTTATCAAAGTTACCACCAGACCATTTTTCAATATCACCGGCCTCAGTAACAAATGATTCATTATTATCATTCATAGCTATTTCTAACATAAGAGATTCTAATTCTTGAATATAAACAATAATACCTTTTTTAATAATATTACGTTCATATTCTTCATATTTACCTAAACGTTTTAATTCACTTTCGAATTCAACAACACAACCAAGACACATTTTATGAACTGAATACATTTTTCTATTCACTTCAAAATCTTTCATTGCTTTATTACATTTAGGACATGTTAATGGTAATTGCATGATTTTTTTAACACTATCTAATTTAGATATAGTCATTTTAATACCATTTTTAATGGTCCATTTTTTTTGGTTTTCTTCCCAAACATCACCTTCTTTACGTTCAATATTTTCTTTGGTATATCCTATTTGGACTCCGGTTTTAGCTCCATAATCTTTTGTAATTAGATTACGCATGCGTTGAACGTCGCGTTCGCGAAATTCACGTTGTAACTTTGATTCAGCCATAAATTATAACCCTAATTTTTCTAGTTCGTTTATTGTATTTTCTGCTGATGTATGTAAAATTCCTACACCACCAGCATCTTTCCATCTTTGTACGTTATCAGCTCTATCATCAATTAATATAGCGTTTGGAGAAGCAAATTCTTGTTTTTTATCTGCTGCTCTCAATATTAGATTCACTCCTGGTATATTGTTTTCTACCCAAATATGTTTTCCTATTCTCGATGATTCTTCTCTTGAAGGTGCTGATAGTAGATTTGGTTTGTGTTTTTTTATATAGTCCCATAATTGTTTTCCATCAGACATCCATTTTAATTTAGTCCAGAATTCAACGCCGGCATCAGTAATTGGTTGCCAAAAATCTCCATCACCTTTAACGTGATTTCCTCTAATATTTTTACCAGTTAATTCTTCATATCCACGTTCAAAATCAACTAATACTCCATCCATATCGCAATATAGTTCGTATTTTTCTTTTACTTCGGTTTTTAAACCTTCATAAATCATTTCATGAGTTTTACCAAACTTACGTAATATTACTCCTGCTTTAGCGTTTGCTTCGTTTTCAATTTCAGATCCAGTTTCACCTGAATTCATGTCAATTCTACCGTCTTCGGCTTGTTTATGATGAACCATTTCATGAGCTAATGTTCTTAACATATCAGCCATATTACGGTTTTTAGTATAAACCCAAATATTGTTATCTCCGGGTCTAAAATATCCAAATGAACGACGTTCTTTTACTTCGGCATTATTTGTGGATAATTTAATTTGTGGTAATGTTTTTAATTCTAATTCTTTAGCAACATATTTAACAAATTCTTTAATGAGTTGTTTTTTTTCGTCGGTTAAATGAGATGTTTTTTTTTGTTTATTCTCATTTAAACTTTCCATTAAATTTAAATTTGCTTGTAGTACAGTAGGAGTAACTTTTAAAGCTCTATATAATGCTAAAATAACTTCACCAGCAACTAACCAATATTTACCTTGACCGTAATTTAACATTAATGGTAATGGTAATTCTTCACCTTTTTTAATTGCTAAAATATATGGTTTTACTTTAATTTTTCTATCGTGAGCATATCTTATAGCATGCTCTAAATTTTCAATATTAAATGAATTAGTATTTTGTAATTTAGACCAAACATCATCACCTAACACAACAGGAGTACCAGCATTAAAAGCATACTCCATATCATCAATTGGTAAATTAAAATTAGCAGCTGCTTTTTCAACAGCTGATCTATTAGCTAATATATAATCTTGATAATCATCTTGTTCAAATTCAAGTGGAGGTGATTCTTTTAGTGGTTGTTTTAAACCTAATGCACTTTTAAAATCAATAGCACTAATACCATCAGGAAGAAATTCTTCTATATTTTGATTACTACCTAAGGCATTACGTAATCCAGTAGCATTAATGCCTTGTTCAGCCTCACCTGCATCATACACAGTAGCATTAGGGTATTTATCTGTTGTTTGAATTTGTTTAAATCTATCTATTTCACCTTTACCAAAAGCAACTATAAATTTAGTATCTGGATTGTTTTTAACAACATCATAGGTTTCAGAAACTGGGCTTTCTACAGCAATTCTAAAAGAAACATTATCAGGTAATAAAGTATCGTATAATTCCCATGCTGCAAAACTTTCTTCAGCAGAAATACCTTCTCGTTGTTTAGGTGAAATCAATACAACCACTTCATCAGCTTGATCAGCTAAATCCTTAACTACAGAAAAATGTCCTTTATGTGGTGGTTTAAAAGCACCAGGAAACAATGCTATTGTTTTTTGGTCTTGTTCTAATAAAAGATTTACTAAATATTCGCCTAAATTCATTGTGTAAAGCTGTTAATTTTTGATTTTGCTTGATCTATTGTATCAAACTCAGGAGTTGTTTGGACTAGCTGTTCTATATCGTTAGTTAATTGTTCTCTGTCTGCTTTAGCTTTAGCCGCTTCTTCGGGTGTTTTTGGTTTTCCTTTAAATGTAGCGGTATCAAAAAATAATTTTTTAACTTGTTCAGCGTTATATCCAGTTTGTGCGTTTTCAGGATCATTGTTAATTATTGTAAAATTGTTTCCAAATGTGTCTCTATAACCTTCTATATTTTTATTTACATCTCTCCAAGTGCGTGTTACAATTTGTGGTAATAAAGCACGTTCGCGAGATGCATTGCGTTCTAATGAAGTCATAGGAGAAACCCAAATCATAATCATGAATGTTTCGTATCCTAAATCCTCTAATTCTTGTTTTTTCTTTAATACTGGTTTAATTGCTGCACCAGTACCATCAATTATAATATTTTGTCTTTCTTGAGACAATTGAGCATATTTTTCCTTAGTAGTTTTTTGAGCTTGACCCATTAATTGAGCAGCTTTTGATAGATCTTCAGGACCAAAATCTTTTTGAGACATACCTAAACCAGCCGTTTTTAACAATTCCTCATATGTGTCATCTACATTTATGACCTTGAATTGATCGGGTTGAATTAACGTTTTAAGTGTGAAACTTTTGCCAGAACCTGCGGGACCCGCTAGGAATATTGCTTTTGGTTTTTCTGCTATTTCTCTTAATATGTCTACTAATTTGATCATGCTATATAAATATAATAAGGGTGACTTGACTAATCAAATCACCCCTATAAATATTCAATCTTTAAACTAAATTATTATTTAGCTTCAGTAGCGATTTCAGCAGTAGTTGGGTTGGTTGCAGTTACAGCAGTTGAATCAACAACAGCAGCAGTATCAACAACAGTTGAATCAGTTGTTGGGGTAGTGGTTGAAGATGAATTTGTTGAAGTACAAGCAGCAAAACCTAATGTTGCTACAGCTAAAAATAAAATTGATTTTTTCATAACGTGTTTTTTTTGTTTTTGTTTTTAATTAATTAATATGATTAAATATAATAGAGGAGTTGTGACAACTCACATTTATTTTAAGATTCTAATTTAATTGATATTGGTAATTTTTCACTATATGGTTTCATGTCTGGATTTTCTAGTTTGAATATATCATAAACTTTTAAGAATGATTGTAAATTTTCTTGATAAGTATTATGTGGGGTTTTTAATGCCCATCCATCACCTTGAAGTTTTTTACCTGATTTATCAGCTCCTCGGGAACTTGATTTTAACCAAATAATACCAACTTGTTCAATTGGGGTATCAAAATTTTCATTCCATGCTTGAGCATAAGCTGCTAATTGTAAATCATATGATGTATGAAGTGAATTAGATGTTTTAATATCTAACAAACAAATTTTACCATCAATCTCTACTACTAAATCGATTGTACCAGCATATTTGTATTCATCTGAGAATATATGTTGTTCAGTTGCAATTAATCTAGGTTTAACTGTATTCCAAAAATCAGCAAAACGTAGAATCATTTGCCATACTATCAAATTATATTTTGCTTTACCATATTCATCAATCCAAACTAATTCTTCACCATTTAAGAATTTTTCAATTGCTTCGTGAGTTTCAGTACCTTCATCAGCTGCTTTTCTAGCAATAATATCTGAATTGTGTCCTACATCTTTCATCCAATTTTCAAAAAACTTACCTTTTGGAAAATATGATAAAACATACGTTACAGATGGATAAAATGTTTTTGGTTTTCTTTGGTAAAAACGTTGATCACCTATAGTAATCTGTTTGGAATCATCATTGTATTCTAAAATACGTTTAATTTTTTTGTCTTTTAGAATGTTGTTGGTTTTTTCGATCATATTGATTCTAGTTTTTTTGCTAACAATCCATGGAAAGTTAACGGATATGTATTTTCTATTGTGTTTAAGAAACTTTCAAAGCCTATTTCGTTTGCATCTTTTCCCTCCATCTCTACCAAATATACTTGTTTACCATAAGACATTAATTTCTCACAGTGTTTTAAAGCATCTTTAATAGCATCTTTATCTAAGGCTATATAAATTTTATCTACTTCGGATTTAACTAATTTTGTCATTAACTTTTGATGTAATACCTTACCGAATAAAGGTATAACATTTCTTTTAATTGTAAGGGCATCAAACATACCTTCACATAGTATAATTGGAGCATTCCAATTTATATATAATTCAAAACCAATAATGTCTTTTACAGACATTGGTGGATTTTTATATTTTCTTGGTGATAATCCTTTATAGTCTCTGGCTATAAAATAATTTAATCTACCATTATCATCATATGAGGGAATAATTACTCTGCCTCCATATGGACCATCATTACAAAATCCAATATTATATTTAATAATATCTTCAGGCATAATACCTCTTTGTTTTAAGAATCTAAACGCATGTTTTGATTCAATTTGTGTAACTTTATCTTTAATTACTTGTGCTGTTAAATTACTTAATGGAATAAATTCTTTAGGTAATTCAATAGCTTCATGAGTAGTATATTCTTCTCTAGCTCCTGGTTGTATAATTAATTTTAATTCGGATAATTTATTTGATGGTGCTTTAATTGCTTTGAACAATGATCTAATAGTTTTACCTTTAGAATCACATATCCAACAATGCCATGGATTTTCCTTCTTAGCATTTGTTTTTAAATTAATTTCTAATTTTGGTTTGTGATGAGTACAAAGAGGACAATTAAAAGCATAGTTACCTTTGCTTGTTGATTGGCCTTTTCCCAGTATAGATTCCAATAATACTATTAAAGCAGCATTTTCCATTAGGCGAAATATACTGACATTAGCTCAGACAACCAAGTCTTTACTATAAAATTTGCCTAGTATATTATCATTAATAAATCCGCTATTAGGTTCTAATACATTATAATCAAATAAGTATTTACATTCGTAATATGTTAATTCTTTCTTGGATTTACACAAACGAATTAAAGTACGTGTAATGCATTCTTTTGGGTATTGTTTAACGCTATCTTTGATTTCTTGAGCAGAACCATAATATGTTTTCCAATCAGATTCTTTAGTAACTTTCTTTTTAGATGGTTTTTTACCACGAGCAGTAGGTAAATTCGCTAATTCTTTTTTACCTAATTTAACGTTAGTATTATGAAAGAAATTCTTTTTACCAATATATTTTCTACCAGTATCTAGAATTGTGGTTATATAGATATAACCTTCATATTCATTAATATCAAAATTTTCATTGTTGATTAATTCATCAACTGTAGTGACTTGTAACATAACTTTATTTTTATTTTATAAATCGTATTTAACTACAAACGTCATATCTGTATCTGGAGATATTAGAAGTGGTTTTCCGAACTTAGCTACTGCTAATAATTCGTTATTATCATTATATAGTCCTAATGTTGTAACGTAAGGATTAAATGATGATGATGTAGCAAATCCATATAGAGATCCACTTTCGTCTGATGTTAGAGATGGGTTATAACTTAGGTTAAATTCACTTTCCTTAACAACACAGCGTATCTCATTTTCATAAATGATATGCTCATTTTTGAATGATAAATTAAAGGATCCTGTGTAAGTTATTGCCATATTATAATTTTATTAACATTGTGGGAAATAAGGTGAAGATGAATTTATATAAGAGAATCCTTGAGTTTGTTCATTACAATCTGGGTAAATTTGGTTTGCAAGGTAGAAATAACTATCAGATGTATTAGTTCCTGCAGTAATAGTAAATGTATGGTTTATTGTAGTACTACCACCACCAGCATAAGTAAGTGTATAAGTAGCTATTATTGTAATTGTTGAAGGAGCGTTAATTGCAACACCATATTGATCTTTTAATACAAAGAAATCTGTATTTTGTTGTTCTGTTTGAATAAATTCTTGACCTCCAATGAAACAACTTACATTACTAGTACCAAATGAACTACTATATGCTAAACAAGTAGGAATTTTCTGTGGTGATGGAGTAGGTGTTCTAGTTACGGTTGGCGTAGGTGTTTTACTTGGTGAAATAGTAATACTTGGTGTAATAGATGGTGTAACACTAACACTAGTAGTACGCGTTGGTGTTATAGTAATACTTGGAGTAAGTGAAGGTGTGCTGGTAATACTTGGAGTAATGCTTGGAGTAATGCTTGGAGTAACTGTTGGAGTTGCTGTTTGTGTTGGAGATGGTGATGGATCAACAATACTAACTATGGATGTATTTCCACAACCATTCGCTTTGTTTTTTAATACAACAAATGAAGAACTATCAGGAGTTGTAATAGTGTAACCACCTAATAAACTTCCACTATCAACATTACTTAACAGAAGATTGCCCGCACTTACCGAATCTAGGTAAATGTCAAAGGGACCTGGTGTTGTTCCTGATAGTGTTATTAAAAAACTCTTACTCATATATTGTATAAATATTAATTAAATAAGTGAATATTTTCACTTACCCATTTTTTAGCAGATATTACATATCTGTTTGATTGATATGTTTCTTGTGTTCTATTGATTTTAATATCAATAGGTTGATTGTTAATGGTTGTTGCCATATATATTTCCCCATCAATATCAAAAAGTTCTTTCAAGTAGACAATAGTACTGTTACCTATATTCCAAGAATCTCCTACTGTTAATGTTTTTTCTTCTACTGTTGTTGTTGTTAATATTTCCATTTTTATTTTATTTTATTTTTAACCTGTACTTCCAATAAATTTATAAATATTTCCTGCTGATGTTGATATGTTTCCTGTTGTAGCTGTAGTAGCATCTGTATAAGTAGTTACAAATGAACCATTTAAATAATAATCAATATAAGCTCCTAAATCAAATAAAGAATCTACGTTAGCTACTATAGTTTGAGATGTTGGTGATAAAGAAGCTGATTGTAAATTAATATTACCGGAGGATGTTATACTATTATAATTTACAGTCATAATACCAGTACTAATTTGTACAAATTGCCATTGTATTTGAGTAACTGGTGTTGATGGTGAAGGTGTTATACTTGGGGTGCGGGTAATACTAGGTGTTATTGTTATACTTGGAGTTGTAGTAATACTAGGAGTTCTAGTAATACTTGGTGTAATACTAATGCTTGGTGTAATGGAAATTGAAGGTGTAATACTGATTGATGGTGTTATACTAATACTAGGGGTTATACTTGGGGTTCTAGTAATACTTGGAGTAATACTGATTGATGGAGTTATTGATATTGATGGTGTAATTGATATACTTGGAGTAACACTAGGTGTAGTAGTAATACTTGGTGTTTGAGTAATACTAGGTGTAATAGAAATTGAAGGTGTTATACTAATACTTGGGGTAATACTAATTGATGGTGTAACACTTGGAGTACGAGTAATACTAGGTGTAATTGAAATACTAGGTGTAATTGATATACTTGGAGTTATTGATATACTAGGAGTAATTGAAGGTGTTATTGTAATACTTGGAGTTACTGAAGGGGTTATTGAAGGTACAGTACCTTGAGAAGGACTAACAGAAATTGTAGGTGTTATTGATGGAGTAACACTTGGAGTAATTGATATACTTGGTGTTATACTTGGTGTTATAGTAATTGATGGAGTAATACTTGGAGTAATTGATATACTTGGAGTTATTGAAATTGAAGGTGTTACTGTAATTGATGGAGTAGGTGATATACTAGGGGTGATTGAAATAGATGGTGTTACACTTGGTGTTCTAGTAGGGGTAATTGATGGGGTTGAGGTAATACTAGGTGTAATTGAAATTGATGGTGAAGGTGATGGATTTGGTACTTTTACTGCGGTAAATGTAAAATCACAATCAGGATCAGTAATATTTACTCTAATTTTGGCTTGATTACTTATTAAATTAGGACACCCATTACCTAAACTAGCTTCAACAGTATAAAAAGTTTCATATACACCAACAACACTAGCAGTTATACTACCTGTACCATTAGCTTGAATATTAAAGGAAGATGATTGGCTACCAGATAAAATAATAGTAGCAGGTAAAATTGTACCACTTCTAGCTATATCATTATCTAATGGATTTACTGGTTTTTGTGGAGCACTTAATTTATAAGTGTAATTGTCGTTATTAGCTAATGGTGGTAATGGGAACATTGACTGATAATTTTGATCGGTAATAACTCCTATACCATGAGCATAAAATATATTTCCAATATGATCAGACCCAGTTATAAATTCTGTAAAATATCCTCCAGAAACATAGCTAGCACTAACATAATCACTACCAATAGCATTAGCAATATCAAATAAATTTCCTTTACCATCATCAACAACAAAATAAGCTGAGGAAGATAATATAAAATTGTAAGGTAATACTTGTGAACCAAATATTCCTTGATTAATAGCTAATACACGAATACCTTCTAAATTTCCTGATGGGAAATTTTTAATTAATGCAGGATTTTCGTTATAATTAAAATAAGATTGAGTACGTTTTTGTTGTGATGCTGATTCATAAAATAATGAATTAGCTAAAGAGGATGTATCTAATAAACTCCCACTATATGATTGGTAAAATAAATGATTAATAGAATTATATATTAATCTTTCATATTGTTCATCAGTCCTAGGATCAGTATCAGGATTAAAGCTACTAGTTAGTTTAGTACCTTTATAAATTGTTATGTAAGAGTCATCAGTTGGATAAGCACAAAAATCTAAGTTCCATTGTTTATTAGCAGCATATGGTACTATCGTAACATCTGAAGAGTTGAGTTTTTTGAATGATGACATACATATTAATAATCTAACTTAACTCGAATTAGAGCTTCTTTTGTAAAGTCTTTAATTAAAGGTCTTGATAATTTAGCTACAGCTAATAATTCATTATTATCATTATACATACCTACTGTAGTAATATATGTTTGTGGGTTATTAATTAATGTTGTATATAATAAATTTCCATTATCATCTATAATAGATGGATTAGTAGTATAATTAAAATCACTATTTTTTACACGAGTAAAGAAGAAACGAGATGAAACAGTTTCTTGAGATTTTAATTGAAAACTACCTGAATTTACACCATAACTTCCTGATGATATAGATGTAAATAATCTTAAATGATTATTAGTTCCAGTAGCAGGTCCTATAGAAGATGATATTGATGAACTTGGATTTAATATTATAATATCTAAATCAGGAAAAAATAAACCATAATAAACAGTATCAGACATACTTCCACTACCATTACTACCACTTATAATATTAAAATATCTATTTTCTCCAACAAAACGAGTTAAATTAGTAGTACCACTATCATCAGTTAAATTAAATGTTCTACTTCCACTAGTTAATTTTAAATTAAATGATCCAGGTAATAAAGATTCTTTGTATCTTGCTCTAGAAATATTAATTATAAAAATTTCATTTGATGTTGTATTACCACCATCAAAACTAAAATTAGTATTTTCTGTTCCATAAACTAAATTTCTATATTGACCATAAACTATTCTGCTTGGTGTATTACCAGGAACAGAAGCATTTATAGCGGTAGATCCAGATCCATAAACGTTTCCATATTGAATATCAAATTGGATTGATGATCCTGAAGAGGTAGATCCTGTATTATATACATCTAAATAATATTCGGTAAATCCACTTGCAGTAAAAAATGTAGATAAATTATTATTATCTCCACTAAATAAACCTTTAACAACGGTTTCTGCACTTATTACTGAATCTTCTGTATTATATCTTACAAATGACATATTTTATTTTAAATTAGGTTGTTGATACTTTTTGTATGTTTAATGGAATAGTTACTCTAGCTCCGCTATCTCTACCAATAACTGTTATTGTAGTTGATAATGAAGTCAACGTTGATCCAAATAAAGTATTAATTGTAGTACCGGTTATGGTAAACGAAGTACCTATTTGACTTAACGATAATACTGTGCCAGTAGTGGTATTTAAATCTGTAATACCAGTAGTTGTTGTTGTTACACCAGTTCCTTGGAAGGTTGATACTAATCTACTATCTGCTATAGTAGCAATATATCCATTAGCTTCAAATGTTGAAGTAGCACCTAAGTAGTTTAGTGTTTGAGGAGTAATTGTTAATGAAGCACCTTGTTTTAATATAATGCTGCTATATCCTAAATTAATTACTGGTAGTCTACTTGTACCTCTAGGTAAAGTTACTAATTTATATCTCATTATTTGAGATTCGTTAGGGAAGGCTTCAATTACAGGCATTGCCTCTATTGCTTCACCATAAAATGCTGAACCTGAAGGGTGTAATGGGTTATACAAAGTATAATCAATTTCATCATCTGCTAGAGAAAATTGAGTAATTTGAAATGAACCATCATTACGTGATAATAATTCACGTCCTTTTGTGGTTAAGATTGCATCTACTGTTATTGTAGTCGGATTTAATATTGCCATATTTTATGTATATATTATAAATATATTAAAATTAAAAAATTTATGAGTTATTATTAACCTGTTACTGATCCTTGTTGATCAGCTAATAATTTTTGTTTTACTTCTTTTGTTATTGTATCTATATTTACTAAAACATCTGGGTGTAGGTTATATGGTATAATAAAACCATAAGATGTACCACCAGGAGCTTTTCTAAAACGTGATATTATACTAGTTTCGTCTTTTACTCTTTTTAAAAATATTGCTGAAAATAAAGATGAAGCAATATTTGATGGGAATGGTGGTACAACATTAAATATAACTTCATTTGGAGCTTGATTAATTGAAATTATACTATATTCATTAACTACGCTTCCCGAAGCTTGAGTTAGTAATATAGTATCTCCTGTAGATAGTAAAAATGGATAATTTACATCACCATATTGACTATATAATGAACTTGTAGAAAACGATGATCCTGTTGGTAAAAATATAAAGTTAGGACCATATATATTTGATAATCTAGTTGATAAAGTTAATGTATTATTTGTAGTATTAAATGATGTAAACTTACTAAAAGCAACAGGAATACCACCATTTAAATCAACTCTTAAACTACCTCCTGGAAGGATCTCTATTATTGGGTCTTCAAGAGTAAAACTTGAATTTTGAACTAAAAATTCAAAATATATTGTATTACCTTGTGATAAAGTTAAATTATTAACAGATGTTTTAAAATTTAAAGTAGATTCATTTACTCCCTCTAAAGGTGGAAATAAACCATCACTTCCTTCACCAACATAATATTGAGTTGTACCTCTTAATTTCCAAACTAATTCTGTACGTGGGTTTCCACCAAGTGATGGAGCAGTACCAATATATTCTGCAATAAATGGTTCAAAAACCACGGGAGCGGTATCACTAGCATTTATTGTTTGAGTATTTCCATCAATAACACGAATTGGATAAATTTTAGTTTCATTTGATCTTCCTGAGATGGTATCATTAGCAAATATTACTTTAGTATTAGAAAAATTTCTATATTGAAAAATTGCATAATAAAAATTTGTAGTAAATCCTAGGTTTACATCTTCTCCTATAAAAACAGTTGGATTAGAAGCATTTCTTATTCTAAAGGTTCCTGAAAATGATCTTCCATTTATAGCTGATGGGTATTTTACTTTAATTTTAAAATCAGCAGTAAAACTATATTTATCTGTAGCTGGTACAACATAGTTTGAGGATTTTAGTGGTGAAAGACTTCCATTAAAATATACGTTATCATTATATTCCCCATTATTATATGGAGAGTTTAAATTAAATAAATCATATGCTATATAAGCATTAACATCAGAAGATAAAGCTGGTGGTGTAAGATCATTTGTATTTAGAATTTGTTTTAAATTATAATCTCCAGAGGAAGTAGCTATTAAACCTGATGAAGGAAGTTTATTAAATACTTGGTTTATTGTTGTACCAGCATAATCAAAACTTGCTGTTTTATCTTGTCTAGCAATATCAGCACTGCTAGCATTTGAAGCACTTAAAAAATAAAATACAGGTTCATATATATACCCACTACTAAAAATAGGTTTAGTTCCATCTGTAGATCTTTGATTTGAAAATTTTTGATTGTCAAATAAAGCTATATTTAAATCATCTCCAGCAATAAAAGTATTTTGTATTTCTTCCCAATGACTATTTCTTTGATTTAATTCTGTTAATCCTCCTTTTTCATCTACTAAATATTTTAAAGATACATCATTTCTTAAAGGTAAAAATTTATCTGATTGTATTGAGGTAAATAATCCTATTTTACGAACGTACTTATCAATTGCTGCTGTTTTTCCAAAGGATTTATCACCTTCATATAATGTAAAACCAGTATTTGATATAATAGGTTCAGTATAATAATTATAATCTAAACTAGATACTTTACTTCCATTATAACGTGAAGTATTATATGAAGTTAGTGTTTGATATGAATCTTGTAATTGAACTGGAGTTAAAATAATTCTATTTGATAAACTTCCAGTATTTCCTATAATATATTCAATACCTTGTCTTGTTAATGATAATCTGCTACTAGTAACATTATTTAACATTACATTAAAGTTAGAATGATTAAATATATTTAAATCATTAGTTGTTAAGCTTGATGTAGGATGTAAATAATAATTACTATTAGCAGGTAAAAAATAGTTATTATATATATCTATTCCACTACCACTTAATTCTCCGGTAAAAAATGCAGCTTTAGAACCAGTAAGATTATTATATAATTGACCATATTGAGGACTAATTCCAGGACCATTATAATCAGCATCATAAATAACTTGATTATTAATTAATGGTTGAGCATATGAGATTTTATTACGTTCTAGTACTGGGGAGTTTATTGTAATACCTGTTGATAAACTTGTTCTTGCAGGAACAAAATCAGCTATCATTTTAAATAAGGCATTATCAAAGAATTGAATTAAACGGATAAATCCATTATAATCCATATTTGAACCGGTAAATGCTGGATATCCTGCTACTCCAGTTTCAAAATATAATTTTTGTTGAGTTTCTAAATCAGGATATACATTATTGTATTGTTGTCTAGGATCTCCTATATAATCATCTAAACTAAATGTAGGATTATTAGAAGCTATAGCTCCTGAAATATAAGTATCAATTTGTGTTTGTGGAGAAAATGATACATCTAAATAATTTAAATCATTATCTCTAAACTTATTAGATGCTGTAGGTGATTGTTGTAAAGGAATAAATGTTGATAATACACTACCAGTAATAGTATTGTCTACTATTCTTACTTTTTCATTATTATATCCTTTAAGTAACGAAGATTTAGTTCCGCCACCAAATTCTTTAGTATTTAATATACTACCTGTAATACCAAATGTAGTAATTAATCCTTCAATACCAGCAACAGTACCTTTATTTTTTACTAAATAAGGCAAATTATGGTAAATACGTTTATATATTTCAGATAATAAATCTTTACGAGGAATATTATTTAAATAACTTCCAGTAGGACTAAAATTATTATCAAAGACAGCACTACCTGAATTAGCACCAATTAAAAATTGATCTAAGTCTTCACCACCTTGGGAATTATATAATTTAATACCATATGATTTTAAAACATGATATACTAAATCTTTAGATACACCTTGTTCTAAATTATTATTAGCTAAATTAACATCAGTAATTGCTTTTAAGAATATCCAAATATTATCAAAATATTGGCCTATCATATTAACAAAAACTATATATTGATCATTATTACAATCATCTAATACAAATGTTGGTATGGTATTTTTTAATATATTAACATTATCTTCATCGTACAATTCAGCAACATTAATATAATTATTAAACCATGTTTGAGCTGATGCTACAGATGCTAATGTATATGGTAATGTTGAATTAGTTTTAGGCCAAGCATATGAACTAGATTCAAAATATAGATAATATTCAAAACCATCAAATTTAGAAATTATATCATTTATACTATTTCTAGATGAAGAAATTTCTAATTGAATACTACTTGTTGTAGCAACATTAGAGGAATAGATGTTTATAAGATTATTGTAATCTTCAATTTCTTTTACCTTAGTATAAAAATTTTCTAAACGTTGTTTAGAAGATCCAAAAAATGAAAATTCAGAAAAATTAGTATAATCTACATTTATATCAATACTTTGAGTTGTAAGTAAATTTAATATTTTACTATACGAAGAACTTTGTATTGATTGTAAATTATTTAATAAATTATCATAATTTTGATATGATGTAGATATAGTTCCTTGTTGTTCAATAGGAATATTAAAATTAGGACCTCTTAACTGTAAACTTGGTGATGGTAAAACTAAAGTATCTAAATTAATATTAAAAGTATAAGGATCTACTTTTTCATCAACAACCCATAACGATGTTTTTTCAACTATATTTTCAGGAAGTGGATCATATAATTTAAAATATATTTCATACCCAGAATCAAGTTTATTTAAAGCTACGTTAACTGTTAATACTTGTTGATTATTACCAAAATTTAATAAATAATCTACAAAATATATAGATCCACTTATTTCACTAACTAATGTATTAAAACCTTGTTCTATTTCTTCATTCGTTAATGTGGTAGATATTACTCCTATTTCTGTTCTATCAGAAGATATTTCTTTAATAAAAAGAGAAGATGATGGATTGCCAATTTTACTTCTAAAAAAATTATATTGAACAACAAATTCTCCTGAAGTATATTCATTATTTTGTAAATCTTGAACTGGATCTATTTCAATAATAGGATATAATGATCCTGATTGGGTATTGGTATTAGAAACAATACCTACATTAGTTGAAGGAATTGAATTTGTTGTATTTGAAGTAGAATTATTAGGTGTTGGTGTTAAACTTGAATTAGATGGTAATTTAAAATCTTTATAATTATAATTTATATTTAATAAATTACCTCCAGCATCATATATATAATATTCAATATAATCATTACTAGCTCCAAAATCATCTTGTATTTCTTGAGATGCTATAAGATTAGTATCTTGGTCAGAATAACGTGAAATAGTTGAACTATTTAATATACTACCTACTATTTGAATATTAGCCATTATTATTTGTTAAATCGTTTATTGTAGTTTGAGAATCTAATACTTCTTGTCTTAAAGAAGTAATTTCATCTAATAATGCTTGTAAATCATCTTTATTAATTTGTACTCCTAAATAATCTGCTTCTCGTTGTAAAATATATTGATGAGAATTTATATCACCTTCTCTTGGAATTTGGTTAAATAAATCATCATATAATTGAAAAAAATCATCTAAAGTAAAAGAAGGTTGTTCTTCTAATGTTTGATTATTAATTAATTGACTAAAATTAGTATCAACTACTTTAGTAAATTGATCTTTATCAAATACTGTTCTTTGAATAGGTATTTGTGACATTATCTTATAACTTTAAAATAATAATTATTATCTAATACTATTGTACTACCACTTATTGTAGTTTGGAATAATAATTTATAATAACGTTCTGGTTCTAAACCATTCATATATACATCAAAATAATTACCTGTTGAATCAGCACTTATTTTTGTATATGTTGTATCGTAATCTATAACTATCTCATCAGTATCTAAGTCTTTTATTGACCAATATGAAGCAGTAGGTAATAATTTATTATTTAAATATACAGAAGATGTTTGAAAACTCCTAGCAGGATATTTATCTCTTACATTAATTTTAAAACGTTGAACCGAATCTTGTTGATATTCATTTTTATTATTAACAATACTAGCAACAACTAAATCAGAAGTTATTGTAGATAATGATCCTGTAGAATAAGAAAAATCATTCCATCTAATTTCTAAACAAGGAGGGTATATTGTATGAGTATTTTCAGAAAAATATTTTAATTCAAATTTAGATTGTGTAGTAAATTCTGTTGTGGGTGAATGTTTTATAATAAATCCATTATTTGTTATTGAACCAGAATACCATTTACTTACGGTAAATGTGGTTTTTATTTCAATATCTTTTGAAGTTATTGGAGTAAAAGATTGTGTTGATTCATAAGAACCAGTATACCATAAACCTCCTCCTGAATTAGATCCTGAACGGAATGAACCTGTAGTTAATGCAGGGAATGTTGTTCCTGTATACCAAACACTACCACTATCTTGATCTCTATATGACCACATAGCACCATCACTGGTGGCAGGAACATTTGCTAATCTTCCCGTTCCTTTTTCCCAACTTCCTGAAATTGGATAAACATATAATATATAATCTACAGGTATTGATGATGCATTTGCTAAATATAATTTTAGATAAGTATCAAATGTCTTATTTCCTACTTTATTAACAATAACATCAGTAATTTGATCAGTTGGGAATTTTATAATACCTCTAGATACTTCATTAGTACTATTAATAGATTCAAAAGTGCTAACTTCAATTATTTCATCTAATCCTGTATTTGTTAAAGGGTAAAATGAATATAGAGTAGCGCTTTTTTCGGGAAATATTTTATATACAGCCATTTATTGTGTTTTATATATGGTATAAATATAGAAAGCCCCAATTTTTTATAATTGAAGCCTTCAAATATTATAATTAATTATTTAAGATGCTACAACTCTGCCTTGAATATCAGTATTTGGATATCTTAATTCAAATATTGAAGGATCTAATGATGGATAAATGTTACCATTTTTAGTAGCTCCTGATAAATCATATCCATATTGAGAATATGTTGTACCTGTATTATCTTGTTTATTTATAATTTCTACTTTAACTACTGATTGTACTCCTTGAACTTGTAATAATTTTGAATTAATTTCTGAGAGAATAATAGGTTGGTTAATTTGCCATTTTTCTATATTAAAATGGTCTTGTAACATTAAAATACAATTAGTAATAACATCTTGATTATTATATCCTGATTGGACAGTAATATCAAAATTAACACCTATATTAATATAAAATGCATCTTTAATGTTAATAGCATCAGTAATCATTCTATATTGGTTTAAATAAGTTACTAAATTATTTTTTAAGGTTGTTGATGATGGTATTAATTGTTTATTTGAATTATATGCTAAAACATATAAATCTAATGCTAATGGATTTTTAGTAGATGTAGATGTTTCTAAAGTATTAGAACGTTCAAAATCTTGGGTTATATATACTTTAGCTATATTACCATAGGTTGAAGGTAAAGATAAAGTTCTTATAATATAATCATCTTTAGTAACGGCTCTATTTTGTGATGTAAATGAAAATAAAGCGTTGTTTCTAATTTCTTCTATTTCATCACCATTTCTACCACCAATAGATGGAGTTGGATTAGTTGAAACAACACTTCCTAATATTGTAGTTGATATAGCTCCTCCAGGATTTCCATTTTTAAAATAAACTCCTGAAGTGTCTATTATTGTTAAATCGTTAGATGGTACATTAGATGTAATACCACCTCCTACTAAATATCTAACTTGTAGTGTAATATTTGATGGAGCTAAACCATATTCTTTAGTAAAAAAAACAGAAGCTTTATTATAATTATCACTTAAATCAGATATTCCCGGTACTAATCCTAATTGAATATTATCAGGAGTTGGAATTATTTGACTATCTGATGAGTTTGATATACCAGCTCCAAATTCTAATTGTAAAGTATTATCAGATAATATTCTAGATACAAATCGTCTTGGGGTTCTTTTTAATGTTAATAAATAGGGTACTTGATCAGTACTATATGTTGGATTTGCAACTGCTTCAAATATACTAGATTGAGCTAAATAAGGTACTTCATACCATTTATTACTATCACTACCCGTTACATCTAATATTTGTAATATATTAGTATCTGTGATTGTTGATATTTGAAATTTTTGTGGACTACCATAAGTAAAGGTAGTAGTTTTTATTTCAGCAGATATAGCTTTTACAGATTTTTTAAATAAATAATAATTTGAATCTACAAAAGTAATTTCTGTAGAACCAGTATCAGTAAAATCAATTTTTTCAGTAGTAATAAATTTAGTACCTGTACTAGTAGATGTTAAAGAAGTATTTTCTGGAATTATTAAGCCATAAGTATTAAAATTAGGGCTATTTATACTATTGATAGTTTGAGATGGTACTAATTGATATATATCTACTATAGTAGAAGAAGCATAAGATGATTTAGGTCTATATCCAAAGGCATAAGATAAAGCATATAAATTTTCTTTTTCTTTTGCATATAATAAAAAATTCTCTTGTATTTGAGTATCTACATAAAATGACATTACATCACCTACATAAGATGCCATTTCAATAAACATATTACCTGGTGATGCTTCTGAAAAGTCATTATAGGTTGTTGGAAAATATGTTTTAGCATAATTAACCAAATTAGATTTAAAATCTGTAAATGTTTTATTTAAATATGATATATTTTTATCTGACATTTTATATATTATTGAAATTCAATGGTGATTTGATCTGAAGTACCTGGTAGATTTAATATATAATTAACAGTTATATTAATAGTATTACTATCAGGATCATTATTTATAATAATATCATCAACAGTTACCTCTGGTACATAAATATTAATTGCTGTATTAATTGTATTTCTTATATTATCTTCTGTTGAGGGTGTGATTTGTTCAAATAATATTTTTTTTAAATCTGATCCAAATTCAGGGTTTAATATTCGTTCTCCTTTATTAGTTAATAGAAGATTAATTAAATTTGATTTAATTTGATCTTTAGTACTATAGGTTTGATTAAATAATTTATCGTTACCACATAATCCAAAAGGTAAAGATAATCCAATCGCAATATTTTTTTGCAAATCTAATGGATTAATTCTTATTACCGTTGGGATTGGCATATTATCCTAAGTTTTTAAGCCCAGCTCTTTCTTGTGGGGTCATAGTAGCAGCAGAATCTGCTATAAATGCTAAATATGGATTTTCAGCACTTGTATCTACTTGTAAATTACTATTTGATGAATTTCCACCCATATTTGAATTTTGATCAAATCCAAACATACTACCCATCTTTTCACGAATATTAGTACGAACAGTCATAACATCATTACTTGTAAAGTTTAATGTTTGTGATTCTTGAATAGGTTTTTGTTTTGGTGCCTCACTAAAAATAGTATTTAATTCTTCTCTTACCGCTTCGGCAACAGCTTCTTTAATTAATTTTTTGAATAAGTCTACTTTCATATGTATAAATATTTTAAGCTTGTAAATTTTGTTGATCTATTATTATTTTTAATTGTTCTACTAAATCTGTAGGATCTAAAGTGAATGATAATTCGCTTTTTAATACTTCTACTCCATCTTTATCAATAGCAACAGCATATCTACGTTTAATATTACCTCTAACTACTATTGCTTGTTGAGCACCTAAAGTTTCTTCTTCTTTAATAGCAAATTTAAATCCTTTATATTCTGGGTATGTAGTGGAATTTATTGGAGAAGATTGATTTTGTAAATTACTAATAAAGGTTTGTAATTCACTATCAGATAAATTATTTATAATAATATTATCTAATATATCATTAATATTTTTTAATTGATTTTTTAAGTCTCTTAAATCATCAAGTTGAGCATCTAATATACCTTGAAATATAGCAATTAGTACATTTAATCCATCTATTAATTTTACAGCAGTTTCATATTTAAATCTAAATCTTTCTTTAGGAGGAGTAACAAAATCAGGTGTAAATCCTGGAGGAGTAGGTATAGGTAATATTTTTTTAGATAATCTTAATATTATACTAAGTATAAATATTATTTTATTAAGATTAGAAATGATTTTTGCAAAAGATGTTAATTTTCTTTCATTATCATTTAATATAGATAATGTAGAATTTCTTAAAACTCTAGCATTATTTATATCTTGTTGAGTAACAGCAGCATCAATTACAGCATTAGTATTATCAACTAAATCTTGTAATTTTTGATTATTAGTTACTATTTCAAATAATAATTTAGTGCCTTGAAGTGCTATTATTGGTGTAAGTGATTTACCAGCATTTTTTAAAACTTTTAAAGATAAACGTTTTTTTTCTTTATTTTTTTCATTATCTAATCGTTGTTTTTGAGAATTTATTTTTTTCTTTAATCTTAAACTATTATCTTTTATTTTTTTATATGGATCATTTAATATATCCTGTAGTTTTTGTTGTAGTGATAATTTTTCTTGTTCTAATAAAGTTTTTTCTTCTGTATAACTTGTATTTTCATTATTAACTGATTGAGTATATTCTTCTTGGGTTAATAATGGTTTGGTTGGTGGGGGTGGATTGTATTTTAAATTTAATTCTTCTAAAGTCTTAGTATGTTTAACTTCTAGATCTAATATTTTTTTTACTATTATTTGAATATCATTTTTAAGAACTTCAATTTTACCTAGTGATGACGTTTTTAATTTAGTAACACTATTATTAATAACTTGATCTCCAAAAGCTTTAGGGGGAGATATTTGTGATAAAGTATTATTTATACTTGAGGGAATTAAAGAAGAAACATTAGTATTTCCAGCCATTATGAAGTATAATTTTGTTGTGATTTAATTTTTTCTAACTTACCCATTAAATTTTTAACACTAGATGCAAGTTTAACCCCAGCTTTATTTATATCAACTAATGGTGATCCTGATGGTGGTGTTACTGCAGATGAAGTTTCACTTCCAAATTTCCCAAGAGCTAACATTAAATCTGAAAGTAATTCTATTGTTTTATTACCTAGTAATAATGGTTCGGTAGGTAAGGTTCCATCAGAACTAGTGCCTATAAAGTTTTTTGGAGAATTTAAATGAGTTCTTTCACCAGCATTTAAATTAATTACGTTATTAGTATTTAATTCAATATTTGTTTTAGCAAATATCATTACTTCATCAGTACGAGAATTTAGTATTAATCTATCACTATTAAATAATAATTGAGGTTTACCAAAATATAAATTTACTTGAAGAGGTTTGGTAATTGGGTTTAAAATATCATTTCTATCTGGAAGTAATGGAAGTTGTTGGGTTGATGTTAAGTATATTGAGGATAATTCTTTATTAATTTCTTCTACATTTGGAGCAATATTTTTTAAATCAGTAGTAACATATCCATTTACTAAAATTGTAATAGGATCTCCATCATTACCTACTTTACTCCATTCATTTAAATTTAATTTTGATTTTACAGTACTACCAAATCTTAATCCATTACCTTTTCTTCCTTGATATATTCTATCTCCTTCAAATGAAATTAAATTTCTTATATCACTATTTTCTTTAAATGTTTTACCTAAGGAATCATTTGAAGGTGAGTTTTGTTGGTTATTATTCCAAATATTTACAACACCTGTATAGTATTTTTGAGTTAGATTACTACCTGCTTGGGAAGCAGGAGATGGAGCATCAATTAATTCTACTAATTCTCCTACTAAAGGATAATTTTGATTGCTAGAATGAAAAGGTTTTGCTGATTTGCAACTATTTAAGTTAACAGTAGAAATATCAGAATTTTTTGAAGTATTATAATCAAGATAAAAAATAGTACCTATTCCATTATACCCTCCATTTGCATCAAATAATTCTTTTGTAGGAGTATTTTCAGTAGTTATAACACCAAATACTTTACCTATTTGAGAATTAATTGAAGGATTATTCCTATTTTTACCTATAGAAGAAACTATACCTGATAGATTTTCTCTTACTCTCATTATTGTTCTATTTGTTTTTGAACTTCACTGGTTGTCTCTAGTAATTTTTGACCTTCTTCTTTGATATGATTTTGTTCTTCAAGCAACGCTTGAATTTCATCTGAGTCAAAGAATGAATCATTACCAGTAGCATTATTACTAGAAGCAGCACGTTGAGCAATACCTGCCATTTTAATTAATTGATCATTATTTTTAACATTAACATCAATTAAATCTTTAACAGTAGGCATAAGCATAACAGCAGAACCAGGATTACTAATCATTGGTTTTATTGCTTCAATAAGTTCAGCAATTTGTTTATCGGTATCCTTGTTATTTTTATGAATTTGTTTAAATAAATCAGATAAGGATTTATCCCCAAAGAGATTTATGTCATCAAAATTTGTAGCCATATATTATATATTTATATGATAATAAATATGCGGAATATTTAGATTTTAATATGTCCGTATTTATAATACTCGTTATATAATTTAATATATACCGTCTTTAATTTTTTAGTGACTTTAGTAATTTGGGGAGTAGATGCATCCGTTATTTCACGAATGTATATGTATAGAGCTTTTTTATTAAATATTTCTATTGATTCACGTTTACGGAATAATTCCATAATCGCGTCTGCTGTTTTGATATCTTGTTTTTTAGGAAATAATGTTGCTAGATGTTTATCTACATATTGTACGTATAAACCCATAAAATCTGTAGGATTGGTTTCATCAGCTGCTTCCTTTATAATATCATTTAATATGATTGGATCTTCTTCAATTTCCTCTATATCGGCTTTTTCCTTTAATTTCTCATAATTTTTCTGATTATAGATAATTAAATATCGTTTTGCAATAGTACCAAAATAAGAATATGCTTTACCTTTACCCTGAGAATATAAATGTAATTTTTCTAATAAGAATGTAACTACTTCATGTTTTAATTCTTCAATAGTATCTGAATCAGTATAATAAAATTTAAAGGTATGGATTATATTTTCTGATAGTTTATAAAAAGCATAACGGATACGTTCATTATATATTCTGTTACGTTTGGTCTCATCATCAGATGCTAGATATTCAATAATGGCATTCTCAGTATCTTGAGTAAAATATATTCTAGGTTCTTTTGGTTTACGTTTACGTATTTCTCCTTTTTTGGTTAAAGGAACTTTACCAAATTCTTCATCTAAAAATTTATCAAGGTCGAACTGTTCTTCGTAGTATATACTCATGGTTATTTTTAATTTACCGAAAGGTAAATAAGATTATTCAATTATCCAAATAGATTAATTGTACAAAGAATTTAATGCGTCCTTAATTTCCTTAATGTCGTTAAATACTTCACCTAATTCTTCATCTCCTTCAACCCATACTTTTTCATCTATAGCAGATAATGAAGTAGTTAATTTAGAAAATAAAAAATCTAATGCAGTGATTTGTTCTTGTTGTTGAATAAGAATTTGTTCTAATCTCATATTTTTACGAACAATTAAAAAAATACCAATAGCCAGTAATTCAACCAAGTGAATACCGGCAATCCATAAAGCAGTTTCCATAATTATTTAATTATCGTTGTGGAGCAAATTGTTGTTCAAAATCATCAGGTTCAACAGAAATTGTATCTTTAACAATTTCCAATTGTCCTTTTAATGCTTCAACAGATTCAAGAATAGAATCTTGTGACATTCCTCTGTTTACTTGTAATTGAATTCTGCTTAAGAGCGCTTCTGCTTGCTCTAATTTTTGCATAACATTATTTTTATATCTCATAAAATTTGTTTAAGTGAAACTATTAGGGAGAAGTTACAAAAAATTTCTTAGTTCTCCAAGTGTTTTTGAATTTCTTCTTGAATTACTCTTTTAATAACCTCTTTAATATCATTAATATCGGGTGATGATTTCAAAACGGCTTTAACTACTTCAACATCTTGTGGAGTAGAAACAGTAATCGAAAACGTATTTGTTATTTTATTATCTTTAATATCAAACGAATCAATTTGAAAACCCATTTTTTCCGCTTTATTAATAAAAGCAGCTTTATCTTCCATTTTAATAGTATAAGTCTTTGGTAGGTTCATTTTAATAAGTTTAATTTACGGTAATAAATATATATAGTTTACATCTTACTAGTAGTTTGTCATATCCCTAATATATCTATACGTATATACATACATACAACGTTTCAATAAATGAAACTAGCGCTATTGTATGCGTAACGCATTACTCGATATGAGCGTTGTTTTCCGCGATAATTTTCTCAATAATCTCTTTAGCATGCTTTAATGAAACATTAAAACCCTCTTTGTTAACGCGATGAGTATGAAGAGCTTGATGGACGAGAGTCTCGATATGCTTAGGAGATTTACAATGGAAAGAAGAAATAGGATAATAAGGAATAATAACTCCAGTAGCTGAATTAATTTCAGATACACGCTCTTGTACGGAACGATCAGTATAACCGATTTTTAGGATGCCTGGAGTACCAGAGGATTCAAGAATATAGATAAAACCCTCGTTAAATGAAAGGTGAGCATCAAAACGTTGGCGCTCGATCCAATAGTGTACGTTATCGGTTGTGGGGTCTTTCTCGTTGGGGGTTAAAGTAAAAAAAGTGTCTTTATTTAACATCCAAGAGGATGGTTTAGGAAAAAAAGATTCCTTAGCTTGCTCGTGTGTAATACGTTTTGTTTTCATAACCTTAATTTAAAGATGTCCAAAAATCTACATCCCAAGCTTCTTCTGTTTTTCTAGACTCTGAAAATTCGTCTAAACTTTCAACAAAAGTAACTGAGCCATCTTGTGATATATAAGCATATTTATAATCTTTTTCTTCTATATCATCTGTCTCATATAAACAATCATCGTCATCTTCTAAAAAATAATCATTAATAATTTTTAAACAATCTTCAATAGTTGTAAAATCTTCAATTTTAATTAATTCGGTGAAATATTCACCCTTTTTTGTCATTCCTTTAAATAATTTCATAACCTTATTTGATTTTGCATCATATATTCGCAAATTACCATCTGCATATTCAATTTCAAGTGATTTTCCTTCGCTTCGTTTCCAATCGATCCATTCTTCAAGGTCTTCTATGAATACAAAATCGAATGAATAATTGCCATCTGCATCTAATATGTAAAATGCTCGTTTTCCGTAATCTTTAGTACCGTAATAATCTTGTTTTAATTTAATTGTTGTTGCCATAATTGTTAATGTGGTTTTAAATGTTTGAATTGTTTATGTTTAATAAAATATACGAGAGAAATTCTGACCAAGCCACATATCTAAGTATATACTTTTTTTATAGTAAAAAGATCGTATAAGAGTAGATTTTGGATTTATGCAAAGTAGGACAAAAAGGGTTATTTTGAAATTTAATATCACGATGTGGGGAACGATGGGTGGATGGATGGGAACGATGGTGAATGGTTGGACGACGTAACGTGGTACCGTGACGTGGCGACGTGACGTGGGTAGTATATGCGTATATACTGTCGATGTGTAAAGATTGTGTTCGTGCTATGAATACCATAGATTGTTGTGCACCACACGCACCCCATCGATGGACCGCAATTACCGTGGGAGCACTCCGCGCACATACCGCTACCGGGACGCTATCAACGATGATTTTTTTACAAACGTGTCTCTTTTTTACAAACGCATTAATTTTGTGCATCTATGTCCTCCTGAATAATATCTATCATCTCTCGTGTCCATTGTATTTCTTGCTCGAGTTTGTCCAATCGTATGTTTAGATCGGTGAGTGTCCATTGCTCATCCATATTAGCGCTTGTTTTTGGTCATGTGTATGAATATGGTGATTTTTATTGCTAGGAGCACCATCATGATTAGTCCTGCTATTACTATGTTACGTTCCATATTATTTTGTATTTAAATCGATTTGTACTAGTAATTGTTCTAATTCATAACGTTCAGATAGATAATATTCTAAATCATCATGTCTAGTGGTCATTATTAGTTGTTTTGTCATTTGGTCTAGCATACCTACTTCCCCAATGATATATTCCATTGTTTCACCATCTACATCTATGTTTTTTAACATGTTGATGATGGTCTCTACTGCTTGATCTTTTGTCTGTGTCATATCTTATCTATGTTTTATATTGTTAGCGCTTAAACCATTATTGAATCTATAACCTAATGTGTTAGCCAGGTCCTCATTTAGTTTACCATATGGGTTTGGGATGAAATAACCATGGCATGGTCTAACTTCTTTATTTACGTGATCGATTATGGCTGTTCTAACCATTGAATCAAAGTATGGCTCATATCTGAATATGTAATCATCTTGGATGTAACTGTTTGTAATCATATCTTATCTGTTTTAATTATTTAATACGTTAATGTACGAGGGGAATAGTGACTGATTACTCAGTCGCTTCCTTACAATCTCTAATATCAATACTAATATTAACTCGTTTATTCATTACATAAGTATATCCTTTAATTACTTTAGAACCTATTGACTTAACATTTGCAATATGTGATCCAATTGTTGCAATGAAATAAGTGTTGTCATAACCTGATTTTTCAAGTTTATAAGTAATTAATGATGTCTTGTAATGAAATGGTGTTCCGTTTTTTAAATCTTTAATTGTCATATCTTTGTTTATTTTAATTATCTAACGATTCAATATACGAGTACGATTCCGACAGGCAACGGTTGACTTAACGTTGTTACACGTTAGGTCTACCGAATGCTTTAGCGATGGATGGTGGCATCTCTACGTTGTTGTCTTGGAATGATTGACGTATGAGTTGAACTAGGTCTTCATTCATCATCTGCCCGTGTGAGGACGTTTGAATTGTTACTGATAATTTGGCTAGCAATGTTGCTAATACGACTCTGTAGTCGGCATCTGTTGGCTGATTCATGTTATCGGGTTTTATAATTTTCTAATCTATATTTGGTTGCTGAATCGGTATTACGTTGAACTATAATATTGGAAATATGTTGATACACGGATGAGTATCTGATATCATATTTGTTGTATCGTTCAATTGCTACACGTTTTGCTAATGATTTTAATTCATCCAACGATTGGGCTGCGAGGTAGTGGATAAGTTGGATCGTATCCATTTCGGTTAATCTTTCTACTGTCATGTCTTTCTTCATTATTAATCTACTATTTCGAATTCTCCATCTACACTGTAATCTAATTCTACATCTGCATTGATTGGGTCTTCTAAGCCTTCAAATACTTTTTCTAATGCTTCGTTTTCGTTTTCAGCTTCTACTTCATAATACCAGATGTAAGTGGCTGGTCTTGTTTCTTTAATTGTAAATTTTTTCATATCTGTTTTAATTATCTAATGCGTTAATATACGAGTGGAATTGTGATTAAGCACCTTGGTGCTCAATCAATAATTCTTCATCAGTCATTGCTTTTAATTCCTCAATGTAATCATCCATTAACTTTTCATGACCTAATGTTTTGGTAGATGCCCAATTTAAGGCAGCCACTGTATGACATGATCTTCTGTATTGAATATCATTATCCATGTTTCCATCAGGTGAAATGAATATTACATCTGTTTCGTTCATGTCTAATTCATAACCTAATGATTCAGCTAACTTGTAAATTTGCTTGTTGATCGTTTTGTTTCTTTCTGTCTTTGTCATATCTGTTTGTTTTAATTATCTAACACGTTAATATACGAGGCGGACTGTGACGAGACACTGAGAGCCGACGGGCGTCGGCTTCTATCAGTGCGTTAAATAATTAAGATATGAAATTTACAGGAGATATGAAGTCCTGTAGTAGTCAGGACGGGACTCGAACCCGCAGTGAAGCCCCTTGACCCCCACCTGACTAACGCTGTCTCTCCAGCTGTCCGCTGTCTATTTCCAGCAGCCATCTGACTTTTTGAGTAGCGGCACCTTTACGCGGCCGTCAGATCTACTCGCGACGATCTTTATTATGCTATTACTATTGCTACCATTATTACTAATGCTGCTACTACAAGTATTAAATCTCTCTTTGTCATATCTTTTTATTTAAGCAATTTTGATACTGAAATATGTCTTCATAATATCAACTAATTCATCTTTCGCATCCAATGTATGGATTTTTCTGCGACCACCCAAATGAAATTCAATTTTTTCATCTTTATCTATCCATCTATATTCTTTCCAATCATAGATTGTCACTACTTCACCTTCTTCAGTTTCACATACCCACCCAACTGTTACTTTATCTTCACTAAAATCACCAGTATATGTTGGTTCACCTAATAATCTAGTTAAATCGTTAATTGAAGTTGTAATTGTTACGTCGTGGAATGATGTTCCGTTTGCTGATTTTTCTGTCTTTTTCATATCTTTTTATCTTATACGTTAATATACAATCTGAATTCTGACTAGTAATATAAAGAGTTCCATACTCTATTTACATCATCAGTAAATGTTAAACCTACACAGTAATCTTTATCTTTAACATGTTCACCAGGTGACACTTCAAGTACACACGTTACTCTATTCACCTTAACTAATTTCGCTCTAAGTGTAGGGCTGTAGTTGTGTGACATTACTTTACCAATTGATTCTTTTAATTCTTCGATTTTTGTCTTCATATCTTTATCTAATTATTATACGT